CTTTTGCGCGCGACGCCGCAAAATGGAGGCGCATTTTGGACGCGGATTTTTGGCCAGCCGATCAGGTCGAGCGCCGGCCCATAGCCACGCTGATCCCGCACGCGCGGAACGCCCGCACGCACAGCGACGCCCAGGTGGCGCAGATCGCCGCCTCGATCCGCGAATGGGGTTGGACGATCCCGGTTCTGGTTGACGAGGAAGGGACGATCATCGCCGGTCACGGCCGAGTCCTGGCCGGGTTGCAGCTGGGTCTGGCGGACGTGCCGACGATGACGGCGCGGGGTTGGTCGGACGCCAAGCGCCGCGCCTACATGCTGGCGGATAACAAGCTCGCGCTTAACGCCGGCTGGGATGACGAACTGCTCAGGTCCGAGCTTGCCGACCTGATGGAATGCGGGATGCCCGGCGAACTGCTGGGCTTCGATGACGACGAGCTTGGCGCGCTGCTGGGCGGCCTGGACGACGACCGCCGCAGCGGCCAGCTGATGGAAGCCTTTGGCGGCATCCCGTTTAGCGTCCTGAACGCCCGCGAGGGCTGGTGGCAGCAGCGCAAGCGCGCCTGGATCAGCCTGGGCATCCGCAGCGAGCTTGGCCGGGACGGCACCGCTTACAAGGCGCAGGACGAGCTTAACGCGATCCAGGCGCAGCGCCGGGTCGCGCCGGGCGGATCGCCAAGGCCGGCGGCCGACTACAGCCGCAGCCATGCGCGCGGCAACGGCGCGGGCGGCCAGATGGGCGACGACCAGACCGGGACGAGCATCTTCGATCCGGTCCTCTGCGAGTTGGCTTACCGTTGGTTCAGCCCGCCAGGCGGGACGGTCCTCGACCCGTTTGCCGGCGGATCGGTGCGCGGCGTCGTCGCCGCCAAGCTGGGCCGCGCCTACCAGGGAATCGATCTGAGCGACCGGCAGATCGCCGCCAACCGCGAGCAATGGGCGGCGATGGACCCGACGCCGCTGGCAGGCGGGCCACAGGCGGCCGATCCGGTCTGGACGACCGGCGACAGCCGGCAGCTGCTGGACGCCGCTGGCGGGCCGGCTGTGGCCGCTGCTGACATGCTGTTCAGCTGTCCGCCCTATGCCGACCTGGAGATTTACAGCGACGACCCGCGCGACCTGTCCCGGATGGATTGGCCGGGCTTCCTGACCGCCTATCGCGAGATCATCGGCCGGGCCTGCGCGCAGCTGCGCCAGGATCGCTTCGCGGTCTGGGTGGTTGGCGAGGTCCGAGGCCCCGGCGATGGCTACCGCAGTCTGGTCGCCGAGACTGTCGCGGCTTTCCAGGCCGGCGGCTTGGCCTACTACAACGAGGCGATTCTGGTCACGATGGTCGGGTCGCTGACGATCCGGGTCGGCCGGCAGTTCGCCGCGACCCGCAAGCTGGGCAAGACCCACCAGAACGTCCTGGTCTTCCTGAAGGGCGACGCGCGCCGGGCGGTCGCCGCCTGCGGGACGGTCGAGACGCCCGACCTGGACGCGCTGCTGCCGGACAGCGCCGACGATCCGCTGCTGCTGTAGGGCGATCTGCAAATCGCGGTCGGATTATTCCGATCCTATTCCTGGAGGGCGCGATGCAGCTGCTGCTGGCCATCGCCATCGTTGTCGGCTTCCTGTCCTGGTTCCTGGCGACCTTCCCTGTCCCGCACGCTGAGCGGGTCGCGCGCGGCTGCTTCCTGGTCGCCGCGATCATCGTCGCGCTGGGCATGGTCGGCGCGCCGGTCGCCAGATAGCAAAAGGCCCCGGCGGTTAAGCCGGGGCCTTGGGCCTGCTGGTCGGGTTGGGTCGCTTATTTGACGACCGCCTCCAGCGCGATCACCGCGAGGTTGCGGTAGGTGTCCATCGCCTTGGAGGACGACCCGACGACGTTGATCGGGTAGGCCCGGACCGCCGCGACATCGCCCGACGCGATCAGCGCGACCAACTCGGCCAGCTTGGCCCGATAACGCTTGTGCGTCTCGGCGCTGAAGTCCGGGGCGTTCGGCAGCTTGCCGGCGGCGGCGTCGGCGGCGCGCTGGGCGCGCAGACCCAGCGCCTTCGGCGCGGCGGCCTTCGGGGCCTTGGCCGGCTTGTCGGCCTTGGCGGCCTTCGGGGCCTTCGCAGGCTTGGCGGCCTTGGCGACGGCGGCCTTGATCGCCTTATCGCGCTTCTGGCCACGCGGGGCGCGCGGGGCCTTGGCCGCGTCGGCGTCGGCCGGCTTGGCCGCGTCTTTGGCGGTCGCCTTGCCCGAGGGCTGGACGCCGCGCTTGATGCCTTTTGACGACGCGCCGACCGGGCGCTTGCCGTTGCCGCGCAGCGCGGCGGTGATCGTCGCGTTCAGCGCCTGGGCTGCGGCGGCGTCGTCCGGCGTGATGGTCAGCGCGGCGGCGGTGATCGTCTCGTTCAGCGGCTGGCCTTCGTCCAGGCCGAGGGGCGCGCCGAAGATTTCCGAATCGTTGATCGTGGTCATGTCAGTCTCCGTGGTGGCGATCTTGTCGCCGTTGATGAAGTGGATCGTCCAGCCCTCCGGGGTGACGGCGTAGACGAGCGCCCGGCGGTCGCCGGCTGCGTCGGCAAGCGCGTCTTGGAGGCGATCAAAGCGACGGGTGTCGTAGACCCCGCGACCCTGAAAGCGGCTGGTTGTGAAGCCAACTGCCCGAGCGATCTGCTCGTCGTCCCAAACCTGTCTTGCCGTCTTGCGCATGTCAGTTCCGTCCGCCCCGGTCGGGGCAATGTCTTTCGACCATGAGTGGTGCGAAGAAACGAGACAGCCCAGGAGCGGCAGGGTGACGCTCCGAAAGCGAGGGATGATGGGCCGACCCCGCAAGCCAACGAAGCTGCGCCAGCTGGACGGCTTCCCCGATAAGCGCCCCCTCAACTTGGAGCCCGAGCCGACCGGCCCGCTGACGCGGCCCGACTTCGTGTCGGGCGAGGCGGCGAAGGAATGGGATCGCTGCGTCGCGGCGATGCCGCCCGCCTTCTTCACCGCCGCTGATGTCCCGGTCCTGACGGTCTACTGCCTCGCATGGGTCATGTATCGCAACGCGCTGGCGTCGATAGCCAGGGACGGGCTGTTCGCGTCTGGCAGCATGGGCCAGCGCGTGCCGCATCCGGCGATCGCGGTCATCCGCGCACAGACGGAAATCATCCTGCGGGCGTCGGATCGGCTGGGCATGTCGCCGGCCGCGCGGACACGCCTGGCGGTCCAGGACAAGCCGCAGCCGAACAAGTTCGCCGGCCTGATCGGCGGCGCATCGCGGGGCGATCTGCGGCTGGTCGGATAGACCATCAACGGGTCGCCCGACTCGTCCGCTTCATCGAGTCGCTGACCGTCCCAAGCGGCGTCGGCGCTGGCGGCCCGATCCGGCTGCGCCGCTGGCAGCTGCGCTTCATCCGCGATGTCTACGGGCCGACCAACGCCGCCGGCCTGCGCCGGGTCCGCCGGGCGGTGCTGTCCATCGCCCGCAAGAACGGCAAGACCCTCCTGGCCGCCGTCCTGGTGCTGGCGCATCTGGTCGGCCCGGAGGCGGTGCTGAACGGCGAAATCTACTCGGCCGCCAACGACCGCGAGCAGGCCGCACAGGTCTTCAAGTGCGCCAAGCAGATCGTGGACGCCGAGCCCGAGTTGCGGGGCCTGCTGCGCGTCGTCCCGTCCACCAAGACCATCGCCTGCCCGCACAATGGGAGCTTCTACCGGGCGCTGTCGGCCGAGGTCGGCACCAAGCACGGCCTCAACCCGACCTTCGTCGTGTTTGACGAACTGGCGCAGGCCAAAAGCCGCGACCTTTACGATGTCCTCGATACGTCGATGGGGGCGCGGGCCGAGCCGCTGTTCCTGGCGATCAGCACGCAGTCGAACGACCCGGAGCATATCTGCTCCAAGCTGATCGACGACGGCATCAGCGGCCAGGACGAGACGACGGTCTGCCATCTCTACGCCGCCCCGGACGACGCCGGCCTGATGGATGCGTCGGGCTGGCGCGCGGCGAACCCGGCGCTGGGCGACTTCCGGTCGCTGGACGAACTGGCGGTGCTGGCGGCCAAGGCGCAACGGATGCCGGCCGAGGAGCCGAAGTTTCGCAATCTCTACCTGAACCAGCGGGTCAGCCCGGTCAGCACGCTTATCTCGCGCCAGGATTGGATGAACTGCCGGGGCGAGTCGGCATGGCGGACGGGCGAGCGCGTCTACCTCGGGCTGGACCTGTCGGCCAAGATCGACCTCTGCGCCCTGGTCGGCGTCTCGGCCGAGGATCACAGCCGGGTCGCGGCATGGTTTTGGAAGCCCGGCGATTTCCTCGAGGATCACGAACGCCGGGATCGAGCGCCCTATCGGCAATGGGCGGCGAACGGCTGGATCGAGACGCCGGCCGGACGGTCGATCCATCCGCGCGCCATCGCGCTGAAGCTGGCGCAGCTGAGCGGCGAGTACGACATCGCCGGGCTGGCCTATGACCGTTGGGGTATCCAGAACCTGCTGCGCGAGTTCGATGAGATCGGCTTGCAGGCGCACCCTGCGGACGATCCTGGCGACGGTCTGCGGCTGGTGCCTTGGGGTCAGGGCTTCAAGGACATGGCCCCGGCCATCGACGCGCTCGAAACCGCCGTCCTGCATGGCGATCTGATCCACGACGAGTCGCCGGTTCTCAGCTGGTGCATGGGCAATGCGGTCGCGGTCGCTGACCCGGCCGGCGGGCGCAAGCTGGACAAGACCAAAGCCCGCTTTCGGATCGACGGCGCGGTGGCGCTGGCGATGGCGCTGGGCCTGAAGGCCCGCGAGCAGCAGGAAAAACCCAAAGCCTACCAGATGCTGGTCATCGGCTGACGGCGCGGCTGCGGGTCCGAGCAGGAGAACCCGCATGGATCGCGCTTACAGCGTTCTGGATATCCGGTCGGTCCAGGAGGACGCCCGGATTATCGAGGGGATCGCCTCGACCCCGACGCCCGACCGCCTGGGCGATGTCATCGACCCGATGGGCGCGGTCTTCGCCGTCCCGATGCCGCTGCTCTGGCAGCACGACGCCACCCAGCCGATTGGCGAGGTGACGTTCGCCAAAGCGACGAAGGCCGGCATCCCGTTCCGCGCCCAGCTGGCGCGCGTCGATGATCCCGGCCAGCTGCAAGACCGCCTCAACGAAGCTTGGCAGTCGATCAAGATCGGGCTGGTGAAGGCGGTCAGCATCGGCTTCCGCGCGCTGAAGTACAGCTTCATGGACAGCGGCGGGATCGAGTTTTCCGAGTGGGAATGGCTGGAGCTTTCCGCCGTCACCATCCCGGCGAACGCCGAAGCCACGATCAACCAAATCCGCTCGCTGGATCAGCAGGTTCGGGCCGCGACAGGCCGCAGCGAACTTGAGTCCAGCAGCAGACCCGCCCCGCGCCTGGGGATTCGCACTCAACCCCGAACGACGGAGGGCAAGATGCCCCGCACCAACGCCGAGCAAATCTCGGCCTTTGAGGCAACGCGCCAGGCGAAAGCGGCGCAGATGGCCACGCTGATGGACAGCGCAGGCGAGGAAGGCGCGACGCTCGATGCCGATCAGTCGGCGCAATACGACGAGCTTGAGGCCGACGTGTCTGGCATCGACCAGCACCTGACTCGGCTGCGGTCGATGCAACGGCTGATGCTGGCCCAGGCGACGCCCGTAGCAGGCGCGGCCGACCCGGACAGCGCATCCCAGGTGCGCGGCGGCCATGCCGCCGTGCCGGCGCTGGGCGGCGCGCGTAGCGTCCCGATCATCGTTCCCAAAGGGACGGCTTTCACGCGCTATGCGATGGCGCTGATGGTGGCGAAGGGCGACCTCGGCCGCGCTTCCCATCTGGCCAAGAACGAGACGAACTGGAACGCGACCACGCCCGAGGTCGCGCAGGTGCTGGAGGCGCAATACAGCGGCGTTGATCTGGAGCGCGTCATGCGCGCTGCGGTCGCCGCCGGCACCGCCACCGACCCGGCGTGGGCCGGGCCGCTGGTGCAGTACACGATCATGGCGTCGGAGTTCGTTGAACTGCTGCGGCCGGCGACCATCCTTGGCCGCGTTCCCGGCCTGCGGCGCGTCCCGTTCAACATCAAGATTCCGCGCCAGACCGCCCACTCGACGGTCGGCTGGGTCGGCGAGGGCAAGCCCAAGCCGGTCAGCGCCCTGGCGTTCGACACGATCACCCTGCAATGGGCCAAGGCCGCCGGGATCGTCGTGCTGACCGACGAGCTTGTGCGGTTCAGCAACCCCTCGGCCGAGGCGCTGGTGCAAGACGATCTGATCCAGACCATTGCCCGGTTCTTGGATCAGGGCTTCGTTGACCCAGCCATCGCAGCGGTGCCGCAAGTCTCGCCCGGATCGATCACCAATGGCGTGGCCCCCACCCCGGCGAGCGGCGCGGACTACACCGCGTTCCATGCCGATCTGGCGACGCTCATCAACCTGCTGACCGCGCAGAACCTCTCAACTGCGGGCGCGGTTCTTATCATGCCCGAGACGCAGGCCGCGCAGATCGGGATGATGCTCAACCCGCTGGGCCAGCCGGTCTATCCGAACATCACTGCGCAGGGCGGCTCGATCCTCGGCATCCCGGTTATCACCTCGCAGAACCCCGGCCTGATCGACTCGGCGGCGGTGCCGCCGGCCGGCGCAAACCGGATCATCTTGGTGAAGGCGAACGAGATACTGCTGGCCGACGACGGTCAGGTGCTGCTGGACGCCAGCCGCGAGGCGTCGCTCCAGATGGACAGCGCCCCGGATGCGCCGCCGACCGCGACCACGGTGTTCATGTCGCTTTGGCAGAACAACATGGTCGGGCTGCGCGCCGAGCGTTGGATCAATTGGGCGAAGCGCCGGACGGGCGTCGTCCAGTGGATCAACGACGCCAAATACGCCTGAACGGCGGTCCTACCCTGACCGCCCAGAGCCGGGTCGCGCCTGGAGCGTTCCCCCCCGGAGCTACTAGCCCCGGCCCGGCTCGCCCTTTCCGCCAGGAGGTCGCCCATGCCCCGCATGACCGCGTCGCGCCCGTTCAGCTATTGCTGGTCGCGGCTGCAAACCGGAGATGAGTTCGACGCCGAACCATGCTTCGCGACCGTCTGGGAGGCGATTGGCTATGCCGAGCCCGCGACGCCCGAGCAGCAGCCGGCCTCCAAGAAGCAGCCGGCCAAGCCCGAGCCGCAGAAGCCGACGCCTGATGAGCAGCATCGCTATCGCACGCGCCGGCTGAAGGCCGACGACGACTGATGCGCGTCTTCGGCCTGGAGATCACGCGCACCAAGGCCGCGCCGCGCGAGGCGTTGACCAACCCCGACAGCGCGTTCTCGCCCATCGACGGGCGCGGCGGCGGCTGGTTTCCCATCGTGCGCGAGGGCGACACGGGCGATTGGCAGCGCAACATCGTGACGACCGGGATCAGCGTCCTTCAGTCGGTCTGGGTGTTCCGCTGCATCTCGCTCATCGCCAGCGACATCGCCAAGCTGACGCTGAGTCTGCTCCAGGCGCAGGCCACGATCTGGGTCGGCGCAACCTCGCCGGCGTTCTCGCCGGTCCTGGACAAGCCTAACCCCTATCAGAGCCGTATTCAGTTCATCGAAAGCTGGGTGATCTCCAAGCTTAGTCGCGGCAACACCTACGTTCTCAAAGAACGGGACGCGCGCAACGTCGTCGTTGCCATGCATGTCCTGCACCCTGATCGCTGCTGGCCGCTGGTCGCGCCGGACGGGTCGGTGTTCTACCGGCTAGGCCGCGATCTGCTGGCCGGCGTCGCTGACTTCGATCCCGGCGACCCGTCCCAGCTGTTCGCGGTGCCGGCCACGGAGGTCATCCATGACCGCTGGAATTGCCTGTTCCATCCGCTGGTCGGGCTGAGCCCGATCTTCGCCTGCGGCTTGGCGGCGATGCAGGGCGTCTCGATGCAGGCGGCGATGACCCGGCTGTTCAAGAATGGCGCGCGGCCTGGCGGCATCCTCACCGCGCCTGGAGCGATCAGCGACGACACCGCCGCCCGCCTGAAAGCCTATTGGGAGACGAACTTTACCGGCGAGAACGCCGGCCGCGTCGCGGTCCTGGGCGATGGCCTGACCTTCTCCAGCCTGATGATGACCGCAGCTGACGCCCAGGTGATCGATCAGATGAAGTTCGGCGGCCAGTCGATCTGCGCCGCCTTCGGTGTCCCGGCCTACATGGTCAACCTCGATCAATACCCGCGCGCGATCAGCATCGAGGCGCTCTATCAGCTGTATTATGGCCAGTGCCTCCAGATTCACATCGAAGGCATCGAGTCGTGCCTGGACGAAGGGCTGGCGCTGCCGGCGCAGTATGCGGTCAAGTTCGATCTGACCGGCCTGCTGCGGATGGATCAGGCGTCGCAGATCAAGGCGCTGGTCGAAGGCATCGGCGGCGGCCTCTACGCGCCCAACGAGGGGCGCGACCGGCTGAACCTGCCGCCGGTCGAGGGCGGGAACACGCCCTACCTGCAACAACAGAACTACAGCCTCGCCGCGCTGAACAAGCGCGACACGCAGGACGATCCGTTCGGCAGCGCCAGCCCGCCACCGGCTGCGCCAGCGGATCAGGCCGAGCCGTCCGCGCCTGCGGCGGGCGAGCCGGGCGGCGCGTCGGACACGGCGACCGCCGGCAAATGGTGGATCGAGGTGCTGGCTCATGTCGATGACCTCCTCGCCGCCTGATCCGCGCACCTTTGCCGAACAGCTGGTGCAGCGCATCCAGGCCACGCTTGCGCCGTTCGTCCGCCGTCTTGAGCGGATGGAGGAAGCGCCGCTGCCGCGCGATGGCCGCGACGGTCTGCCGGGCGTCCCTGGCAATCCGGGAGAGAAGGGCGACGCCGGCCAGGATGGGCGCGACGGGATCGACGGCGCAGCTGGACCGACCGGCGATCCTGGCCCAACTGGCGAGCGCGGCGAGATGGGGCCGCAAGGCATCGCCGGGCCGCAGGGTCTGCCGGGCGATCCTGGGCCTGCCGGCGACAAGGGCGACAAGGGCGACACCGGCCAGGACGGGCCGCAGGGCGTCCCTGGCGTCGATGGCTTCGCGCTGGATCGCTTCGACGCCGAGTTCGCGGACGACGGGCGGACGCTGATGCTGACGCTGCACACGGCCGAGCGCAGCCAGACGCTGGCAGTCCGAATGCCGACGATGATCTATCGCGGCGTCTTCCGACCTGGCAGCGCCTACGAGCGCGGCGATGCCGTCACCTGGGCCGGCTCGATGTGGCTGTGCAACGCGGCCGGCGACGACAAGCCCGGCGACGGCGGCGCAGCCTGGACGCTGGCGGTCAAGAAGGGCCGGGACGGCAAGGAAGGCGCTGCCGGCGCACCCGGCGATCCCGGACCCAAGGGCCGCGACGGTCGCGACCTGACCCAGCTGGCGAAGGATGGAGCGCGTTACTGATGGGCGTCACCCTCGTTACTCTCCAGCAGGCCAAGGATCAGGTGCGGGTCTATGGGTTCGCCGACGACGACAGCCAGCTGCTGCTGAAGGCCGAGCAGGCCAGCGATATCGTCGTGGACTACATCAAGCGGCCCGATCACGGCTGGACCGACCGCACCTGTCCCGGCCATGTCCGGTCGGCCGTCCTGCTTGTCCTGGGCAACCTCTTTGGCACGCGCGGCGATGACGCCAAGACGGCCGAGCCGCTCAGCCAGCCGGTCAAAGACTTGCTCTGGCGCGAACGCGATCCGGCGCTCGCATGACGACCGAGCAGAACCTTGAGATGCGCCTGGGCGAAACCTGGGTGATCGAGTTCGACGCCTCGGGCGTCAGCGCGGGCGCGGCGATGACTTTCGATCTGGCGCTGGGCGACCAGCTGCTGCTCCAGCTGGACGACACCGCTTTCGTCATGCCTGCCGCCGCAGCTGCCGCCGCCGACGCGCCTGCGTCGTCGCCGCGACCCAGTTGGCGACGACGCCGGGCGGCGGCCCGCGCCGCCAGCTTGGCCAGCGTGACGGTCAGCCCAGACCAGCAGGCTGGGTTCGCGCCCGAAACTTACCTCTACGAGATCAACGCGACGACCGGCACCGACCCTGACCAGATCGTCGCTTGCGTGCAGATCGGCCGCATCATGGCGGGCGAGTCGCTGTCCCGCCTGCCGCAGCCGCAGCAGGAGGGAGCCTGATGGCGCACGTTCGCTTCAGCCAAGATTTCGATTGGTCGCCCCGGTTGCATGTCGTCATCGCCTACAAAGCAGGCGAGTCCTACGTCGTCCGCCGGGAGTGCGCCGACGAGGCGATTGCAGCTGGCGCGGCCAAGGAGGTTGAGCCGCAGCGTCGGGGCGGGCCGCATGCCGACGACGACTGACGCCGGGCAGATGCAATGGCGCTTCCGCTTCGAGCGGCGCGCGACCGACGCCAACGGCGACCAGCTGGGCGCTTGGGGCGACGGCGCGGTGACGTTGGACGCCAAGCTGGTCACGCTGAAAGGCACCGAGGCGGTCATGAGCGCGCGGCTGCAAGGCCGACAGCCGATCATCCTGACGATCCGGGACTGCGCGGCTGCGCGGGCGATCACGACCGATTGGCGGGCGGTCGATGTCCGCAGCGGCAACGTCTACGGCGTCAAGGGCGCGGCCCCGAACACCGACAACATCGCCTTCATCGATGTGCTGGCGCAGGCGGAAGGAACGAGCGGTGGCTAGGCGGCAGCTGGTCGGCTTCACCGTCGCCGGGTCCGGCGGCGTCAAGGGTCTGGCCAGGACGCAGACGCTGATCGCCGCGCTGCCGGATGAGATCGTCGCCGGCCTGAAGACGGTCTTCGACAACGGAGCCGACCGAATCGTCTCGCAGCTGAAGCGCGTCCTGCCGCTCAGCGACCTGGACAAGCACCCCGGCGCGCTGCGGGAGTCGGCGCACAAGGAGCCGGGGCCGACCGACATCGCGGTCAAGGTGACGGTGGACGCCAAGGACGAGCGCGGGCGCTATTACGCCAAGCACGTTGAGCATGGCCACAAGGCGCGCGACGGCAGTCATGTCGCCGCCAAGCCGGCGTTCTATCCGACCGTCCGGCTGGAGAAGGCGCGCATCCGGCGCGAGGCCCGCGCGGCGCTGACCGCCGCCGCCAGGCGGGCGTCCAATGCAGCTGCGGCGGTGTCCGAATGAGCGACCCGTCCCTCGTCCTGTCGGATGCCATCCTGGCGGCCCTGAGAAGCGATCAGGGCGTCGTGGACGCCTTCGGGCCTGCCCAGGTGCGGGTCTACGACATCACGCCCCAGAACCCGCCCCAAGGGTCGGGAAAGCCCTACGTCGTGCTGGGCGGCGTCGCGCCGATAGCGGACCTCGCGCAATGCATCGACGCGACCCGCGTCGGCGTCACCGTCGATGTCTGGAGCCTGACCGATCCGCCCGGCACGCGCGAAGCCAAGCAGATCACCGCCGCTGTCCTGGCCGCGCTGACGCCGGTCGATGCCAGCGGGTCGCATGTCCCGCCGTCCTGGCCGCTGGCCGGCTTCGTGATCGTCGCGGCGCTGCCGCTGGGCGTCGATCACCTGACCGACCCGACCGACCAGACGGCTCACTCCATCGCCCGCGTCGAGTACGCAGTCGATCCGGCCTGACCGCCGGCCAATCATCGAAACCCAGGAAGGCGACCAGATGGCTGCTCCCAAAACCCTGAGCTTCAGCGAAGTGATCGTTGCTCTTGGCGACGGCGCATCGCCTGAAGTCTTCACCGAGCCGTGCGGCTTCACCTCCAAATCCTACGATTGCGACGCCTCGACCAGCACCGCGATCATCCCGGACTGCGACGATCCCGAGGCCCCGGCCTGGGAGATCGCAGGCGTCACCGCCAAGACCCTTTCCATCGTCGGGGAAGGCGTCCTGGCGAAAGACAGCTACGAGCCGTGGAGGGCGTTCTGGGATGGCGGCGCGCCCAAGAACGTCCGCGTCACGCTGGGCGATCTGGGCTGGTGGGAAGGCCCGGCGATCATCACCAAGCTGGGCCATGCCGTCGCGCTGAACACCGACGCGAACAAGGTGAAGCTGACCATCAACATGCGCAACGCGGATGCGATGGCCTGGACCGCCGGCACCTACGTTCCGACTCCCTGATGTCCCGGTCAGCCCGCATCCGCCGCTTCTTTGGCGACGACGAATATGAGTTCCGGCTGGGCATCGGTGAAGCTGAGACGCTGGACGAGGAAACCGGCTGCGGCCTGATGCAGCTGCTGGAGCGGTTGCCGCTGATGCATGTCGCGGACATGCGGGCGATCCTGCGCAATGGGCTGATCGGCGGCGGCATGAAGCGCCAGGACGCCTTCGGCTTGGTCAAGCGGCATCTGGTCGAGGGCTATCTGGTCGAGGCGTCCGACGTTGCGACCGCTGTCCTCATCGCCTGCATCCGGGGCGTGCCTGAAGACCCGCCGGACATCGGCGTGGGGGAGCAGCCGGGGGAGCAGACCAGCCCGAGCCGCTCCCCAACGGCCGAATCCGTTTCAGCCTGATCTACCAGATCGGCGGCGCGCTGGGCTTCGCGCCCGATCAGGTGCGCGCCATGAGCTTTTACGACTTCCAGGCGGTCGCGGCCGGCTGGCGCAAAGCCAATGGCGTCGATGAGGAAAAGCTGACGGCGGACGAGTCCGACGCGCTGGCGGCGGCCATCGACCGACCGTTGCTCTGGAATTGAGGTGACGCATGGCCGATGGCGACGCCCGGCTCCAGGTCGTGCTGGATGCGAAGATTGACACCCTGATCGACAAGCTGGCGCAGACCGAGCGCCGGCTTGGCCAGTTCGGTCAGACCGCATCCGCGACCGCGAACAAGGTGCGCGCCGATCTGGACCGGATGAGCGGCGGCCGGGTCGCTGACCAGCTGAAGGCCATCGAGCTTGCGAACCAGCTGGCGGTCGCCCAGGCCGCCGGCAACACCAAGGAAGCGTTCGCGCTCCAGCAACAGATCGCGATGCAGCGCCAGATCAACGATCTGAAGCGCATCGGGCTCAGCGAAACCGAGGCGCAGGCCATCGCCGAGAAGCAGCTGCTGGCGGTCACGGCGGCCCGCGCCGCCAGCGTCAAGGGCGAAGGCTTGGGCGCTGCGCTGGGCGCGATTGGCGGGGCCGGCAAGACTGCCGCCCTGGAGGAAGGCGCTGCGCAGATCGGCGTCCTGGGTGCTGGGCTGGAGGCGATAGGCCCGGCCGGGATCGCCGCTGCGGTCGGCCTGGGCGCGTTCTTCGCCGCCTTCGAGGAAACCCACAAGCTGGCCGAATGGTCGGAGAAGCTTGAGCAGGCGTCCAAGCGCCTCTCGCTCAGCACAACGACGATCCAGGAGTTCGACCACGTTTTCGTCGGCCTGGGCGTCGATGTCGATAAGGGCCGCGACGCGCTGGGCGCGATGGAAACGACGATCAGCCAAATCTCCAGCGGCGTCGCCCGCGCCCAGACCATGAAGATTTTCACGCAGTCGCTGAACATCACGCCCGAGCAGCTGCGCAACGCCGGATCGTTCAAGGATCAGCTGGAGCTTGTCCTGGGCGCGCTGGAAAAGCTCAACGCCGAGCAGCGCCTGGGCGTCATGGCGAAGCTGAAGTTCGACCCGGAGGTCACGAACAGCCTGATCGAAGGCAAGGACCGCATCGCGGACCTGACCGCCGAGGCGCACAAATACGGGCTGGTGGTCGATGCCGATGTGATCCGCAAGTCGGCCGACGCCGCCGCGAAGATGCGGACGGCATCCGACGTTATCGACAAGAACCTCAAGGTCGCGTTCGCCGGCCTGATCGACCCCATCGTCAAAGCGACGACCGCGCTGGCGCAGTTCGTCTCGCTGCTCAACCGGGTGCCGACGACCCGGATGGAGGCGATTCTGAAGTATGGCAGCGCCTACGCGGCCGGCGGCGTGATCGGCCTCTATCAGTCGATGAAGGCGGACGAGAAGCGCCCCGGCGTCATCGGGCAGGCGTTCGCGGATCAGGGCGACACCGACTTCTTTGGGCCGAAGCCGGCGCAGCTGGTCGAGCCCAAGACGCCCAAGCCGAAGAAGCCGAAGGCCGGGCCGCGCGACGACACCGACGAGCGGATCAAGGCGGCGACCGACGCGCTGGAAACCGCGATGAAGGCCGCCGCCGAGGCGACCGCCGGGCTCAGCACCGACATCGCGGCGCGGCGCGACGCGCTGGTGAAAGCCATCGACGCTGAACTGACCAAGCAGAACGCCGATCTGGACGCGCAAGAACAGGCCGTCGCCAAGGACAAGGGGATCACCGAGGCGACCAAGAAAATCCTGGACGATAAGTTGGAGCTGGCCCGCCAGGCCGACGCTGCCGCCGCCGACGCCAAGCGCGAGAAGGCGAATCGCGACGCGGCGAACGCGCTGGACGAACAGGCGCTGGCGCTGAAGGAGCGGGTCAACAGCGATTACGATCAGGCGGCCAAGATCGAGGAAGGTCTGGGCCAGACGACGGCGCAACGCTACGCGACCGAGCGCAAGATTCTGGCGGCCGATCAGGAGATCGCCCGCGAACGGCTCGCCCAGGAGAACGAGAAGGCGCTGCAAGGGCTGACGCCCGGCACGGAAGCCTATGCGCGGGCGCAGGGCGATGCGTCTCAGCGCAGCAAATCGCAGGCCGATCTTCAGCAGGCACAGCGCGATCAGCTGGCCTATCAGCAGCGCAATCCGCTTCAGCAGTTCGTGGACGAGAACGAGCAGGCCGCCAAGGACATCGCGACCGTCTGGCAGACCGAAGCGGTGAAGGGGATCAACGACTTCAACCAGGGTCTGGCCGACGCCATCGTCAACGGCAAGAGCCTGGGCGATGTCATGCATTCGATGCTGAAGAAGCTCGAAAGCGACCTGATCGAAATGGCGCTGCGGGCGGCCGAAACCAAAATCCTGGAGCAGCTGTTCGGGATCAGCGGCTTCGGCGGCGGCCCCGGCGCATCGACGGGCGGGACCGTCATTCCCGGCATGGCCGGCGGCGGCATCTCGCCCGGCGGCTATACGGTCGTGGGCGAGGGCGGCCCGGAGATCGTCAAGCTGCCGTCCGGCGCACAGGTCATCCCGAACCACGATCTGGTCAATCCGATGCGCGGCATGAGCGGCCCATCCGCCATGTCGCGGGTCGCGCAGTCCAGCATCTACGTCACCAACGATCTGCGCGGCGCAGTCACCGATCAGGCGCTCGACGCCAAGATCGCCCGCGCCAACCAGCAGACCGCCGCCGCCGTCTATCAGTCGGTCAAGAAGGCGATGCCCGGCTGGCAGGTGGATTATCAATATCAGAGGGCGTGATGACCGACGTTTTCCCGCTCTCGTTGTTCGCGCCTTCGGAACATCAGCCCTACCTGCAAGGCGTCGCCCAGATGGGCGGCACGCCCGTCTCGGGACCGCCGCAGACAGCCGATCTTTCGACCGGCGGCTGGTGGGTCTACGAGGTTGTGGTCGGCCGGCTGCGCAGCCGCGATGACTTCGCCGCATGGCGCGCCTTCCTGGCCATGCTGAACAGCGGCGTCAGCGTGGTCGAAGTCCCGGTGCTGGATATCCTGAAGCCGTTCATCGGCCGGACGGGCGGCGGCATCGGCGCGCCGCCTCCATCTGTCGTTTCCAGCCTGCCAGGCGTGCCGCACAGCGACCTGTCGCCCTTCAGCGACCGCGCCCTCTACGACAGCACGGCCGGCGGCGCGATCCAGGCCAGTTTTGCAGCTGACGCCTACGCGCCGGCATGGCCAGCGCCGGCGGTCCCGCCGACGCAGGCGCAGATCAACATCACCGCCGGGTCGCCGCTGCGCGGCGGCGAATACTTCAGCGTGGTCGGCCCAACCGGCGCGGTGCGGATGCACATGATCGGCCGCGTACTGAGCATTGTCGGGACTGTCTCGACGGTCGCGTTCGTGCCGCCGCTGCGCGAGAACATTCCGGCCGGGACGCCGGTCGATTTCAACAACCCGCGCTTCCTGGGCAAAGCGGACGTTGCGTCGATCAAGGATGCTTGGCCGCGCATGACGCCGCCCTTCCAGGCCGCGCCGTCGATCAAGTTCCTGGAGAGCTTCAGCGTCGCCACCATCGGCGGCAGCAGCGCGCTGGCCGGTGCCGCATGAGTCTGGCCGATGTCCTGCGCGGCGACCGGCTGCAACCCGGTTGGCTGATGTATCTCGAATCGACGCCCGCGACCCGCGCATGGTCCGGGATCGGCCCGTTCACGCTGACCGCCGGGTCAGGCCCGGACACGGCCGGCGGCACCTATTTGGGGATCGGCGTGATCGTCAACATGCCGTCGCTGAAAATCCCGCTGGGCGGCAGCTACGCCAGCCACACCTTCAGCATGTCGGGCATCTCGCAGGAGATCATGACGCTGTTCGACGCCGACCGGGAAAGCGTGCGCGGCGCGCGGCTGGCCTGGGGCCGGCTCGAGTTGGACGCGACCGGCCAGCCGGTCGCCGAGCCCGAATGGCTGTGGATCGGCCGGGTCGATAGCCCGCGCATGACGCGGGACGGAACGACCGATCCGGTGACGCGCACCATCGGGCTGATCGCCGCGACCGGCGCAGTCCGCCGCCGCATCCGGCAGGCCAGCTATTGGACCGCGCCGCAGCAACGGGCCATCGACCCGAACGACGCCGCTTGCGATCAGGTGGTGCATTACAGCGAGGGGACCGACGAGATATGGCCCTGACGCTGCCGGCGTTCATCAAAGCGAGCGCCGAGGCCGGGTTCGTCTACGGCCGGCACGACTGCCTGCTCTGGCTGGCTGATTGGGCGGTCGCCAACGGCTGGCCCGATCCGGCTGCGGCCTGGCGGGGCCGCTACGCGACCGCCCTCGGGTGCCGAAGGCTGGTCAACCGCGAGGGCGGCATGATGTCGATTGCGGTCAAGGGATGCCGCAGCGCCGGCCTGCCGCGCCTTGCCTGCCTGGAGCAGATGCGGCCGGGCGATATCGTCGTCGGCCGCTCGCAGATCGTCTCGGCCGGGATGGGCTGGGCCGCCGACGAGCCTTGCGGGATGCTGCGCACGCCCATCGGGCTGGCCGCCTTGACCCGGCACGGCATCGCGGTCGGCCCAGGCTTGGCGCTGGCGGCTTGGCGGGTCTGATCCGATGCCCGAAACCATCATCGCCATCGCGCTGTGGATCGGCGCGCAGGCCGCCGAGGCGGCGTCCATCGCCGGCCTGTCCGCAGCCACCGCGACGGTCGTCGGAGATATCGTCGCGGCGACCGTCTTCATCGGCATCACGGTCGGCGGCGCGTTCGCGTTGCAGGCGTTCGCGCCGACGACGCCTAAACAAGAGTCGATGCGCGAGACGTTGCGGCAGACGATCCCGCCGCGTCGGCGCGGCTGCGGGACCGCCCGGCTGGGCGGCCCGTTCCTGCACGATCAGTCGAACGTCGGCATCCTCTATCGCGTCATCGCCTTCTGCGACCGGCCTTGCGAGCAGATCATCGCCTACCTGCTCAACCAGGATGAGGTCTTCGTCGCGGGCGGCTATGTCCAGGCGCTGAGCAACGGCGCTTACCGCAACAACCACGTTCAGATTTACACGACGCTGGGCGTCAGCGGCACCAACGCCTTCCCGCAGCTGACCGGCGAGATGCCGGCGTCATGGCCAGCCAACTGCTACGGGACCGGGATTTTCATGGGGTACATGCGGTGCATCCGCCCCGACCTGACGAACTACACCATCGTCTTCCCGCGCGGGAAACCGCAGTTCAACCTCATCGCCAAGATCGGCCCCTCGTTCGATTGGCGCGACAGCAGCCAGAGCCAGACCAACCCGGCGACCTGGAAAGTCACCGCGAACCCGGTGGTCAACCTCGTCCACGAACTCTGGGCCTATCGCGATTATGATTGGGCTGCGGACTTCGCGCCGTCGCTGGCGATCCTGACCGACGAGGCGAACCGCTGCGACGCGCCCATCGGCGTCCTCAACATCCTGGCCAAGATCATTCTCGATGCGCCTGTTGCGCAGAACTATGTCGCGATCCGCGCCGGGCCGGTGCCGCCGGTCGGTGTCGCCTTCTACCTCGCCGGCCAGACCTTCACCGTCCAATCGACGGCGGCCGGCGGCGTCGGCGGCGGCAGCGGCACTGGCACCTACGTCTACTTCGCGACCGGCCAGACGCTGGCCGCGTCGGTCGCCATCGGATCGGTGGCGCGCTGGCAGTCGGACGCGACGCATCCGGTGACGGAGCCGACCTACGCCTGCGGCGGCGTCTGGAACGCCGACGAGCAGGAAAGCGATACCGTTACCCGCTTCCTGGCCAGCATGGATGGCTGGATGGCGCGGCGCGGCTCTGACGGCGCGGTGGTGATCCGCTGCGGCCACTACTACGAGCCGACAGTCGTCATCGGCGCGGATGAGGTCATCGCCTACACTTGGCAACCGTTCAACGAGCGCGGGAAGGCGATCAACCAGATCACGCCGTCATTCATGTCGCCGGCCCATGACTATACCCAGATCGACACGACGCCGATGCAGGACGACGCCGATGTGGGCGTCAACGGACTCAGCACCCAAAGCTTCCAGCCTGAGATGGTGCAGTCGAACGGACAGGTCCGCCGGCTGGCCAAGCGTCGCCTCAACAAAGTGATGCAGCATGTCGAGCAGTTCACCCTGAAGGCGTCGGGCATCCGCTGCCTTGGCGAGCGATATATCCGGGTCCAGATGCCCGGCGAGCTTGAAGACCTCGCGGATACCGTCCTGGAAATCGTGGGCGACCCCGAGATCAGCGCCAACGGGATGGCGGTCACGCTCCAGGTCGCGCCAGCTGATCCCGATATCGACAGCTGGGATGCGGCGACCGACGAAGGTCCGGGTCCGGTCGATTCTGCCGGCCCGGCTCAGTCCGGCCTGGCGCAGCCTACAATCGTCTCGATCAGCACTCTGACGGCGACCGGCGCGACCGGCGCGCGGCTGCGGATCGTCGCAGCGCCGCCGGCCAGCCTCGCGTCGCGGATCGACCTGTCGTGGTTCACCCAATGGCGGGTCCAGGGCGATCAGACCTTCGTGCAGAACCGCTATGACAACCTGCCGGCGGGCAACGTCACCCTGGATACGGGCTTCGTGAACAGCGGCGTCATCCTGGAGGTCGAGGTCGCCTACCAGACCGGCGCTGGCAGCTTGTCGCCCTGGAGTGCGATTCAGCAGACGACGGCGACGCCCGGCGGGACGCTGACCGCGACCGCGACCCAAGCCATCCCGGCCGGCGCGTTCGTCAACGTCGTCGGCACCAGCATGTCGCTCGCGACGGCGGCCAATCCGGGAGCCAAGAGCGCCAACGGCTATGTGCTGACGGCGGTCGCCAACGGCGCGCAGGGAACGGTCTATGTCAGCGGCCTGAACTCCTCGATTGCGGTCGCCGCGTCGGCCCCGACCGTCTGGCTGTCGAACACCACGCCCGGCGGCTTCGTCACCGCCGCGCCGACCGGCGGCGCGATGGTCCAGACGCTGGGATCAGCTGTCCAAGGCCAGGGCGTCACCTTCGCTCCTGGCGTGCCTGCCTGACGGAGAAAACCATGTCCGGGCAAATCGCCGCCCTGGCCGATGCGGCCTTCCGCGACTTCGAGACGAACGGCGTTCCGGCCACCGGGCCGCACGACCCGATCAAGCTCGATATCCGAACGACGTTCGACCAGATCGACCTGACCATCAGCACCCAGACCATCTTCGCGGCGGCCGGCGTGATGTTCGCGACCCTGGCGGCGATGAACGCCGATCTGGCGCATCCGGCCGGCACGCCCGCGCTGGTCTACAACGACCCGACACCGGCCAATAATGCGGTGTATGCCAAGACCGGGGCGAGCGGGTCCGGCAGCTGGACCGCGACCGGCATCGGCTTCCCGCCGCCGAACGTCCTCGTCGCGCTGCCGTGGTACGGCAAGACTTGGTGCCAGCTGTCGCAGCTGAAGGCGCAGCTGCAAGCCAACGGCCAGCTGCAAACGGTCATCAACAATATCCCGGCGGCGGCGTCCGACCCCGCTAACGCCCAATGGACCGGCGGCGGGATCATCACGACGCTGGGCGCGCTGGCGACGCTGATCGCCAGCCCGGCGGTGCTGAACCTGACGCCGGCCGCGCTGACGACCCTGTTCAACAACGCCCTGGCCCGGACCTTCTAGGGGAACCCTCATGCGGAAGTTTCTGCTCGTCACCGCGAGCGCGCTGGCGCTGGCGTCGATGGCGCACGCCCAGACGGTCCTGCAATGGGGCCTCGGGACCGGCGCGCAGCCTCAGACCGTCACCGCCACGGATCGGACAGGCGCGAACGTCCCGGCCGGGACGCTCAACTCGACCACCCATCAGTACAATCTCGGAGTCATCAACCTGAACGGCGGCGCTGGCGCGAGCGCGACGACGTTCTGGCGCGGCGACGGAACGTGGGCGACCGTCCCGGTGCCGCCGCCGACGAACCCGGTCGGTCCTCCTGGCGCGCTGCAATACGACAACGGCGGCGTGTTCGGCGGCGTCGGCGGCGCGATCTACTGCACGGCGTGCGGTTCCGGCTCCCAGCCGTTGCTGGCTTTCACCGCGCTGCCGACCAGCTTCAGCAATGAGACGCTGACGTTCAGCGGGGCGAACCTCGTCTTCAGCAACGGCGTCGCCACGCCGACCAACTGGATGAGCTTCGGCAACAATTCGACCGGCGGCCAGATCACCTTCGCCGCGACCGGATATCTCAACTGGACCAACAACTCTTACATCGGCTCGCCCAGCGCGGGCGTCATGGCGGTCGGCCTGGCCCCAGGCGCGTCGAACGGCACGCTGCAACTCGGCACGCTGCACCTCTACACGCAATGGTCGCTGACCGACGCGAGCAACAATGTCATCGCTTCGGTGGACAGCCAGACCGCCAAGTTCCTGTCGAACGTCCGCTTCGGCAACTCACCGACCAACCCGCTTTACCCGACCCCGACGACGGCCGGGCTCAGCAGCATTTCGCAAGGCCGGTTCGGCAGCGGGCAGGGCCTGAACATCGCCGGCACCAGCAACGGCGGCGGGCTCTTTTGCGATCCGATGTCACCCTATTGCATGGGGCGGCAGGTTGACTTCTGGTCGGGCGACGACGGCTTCCAGGTGTTCGGCATCGAGAACGGCGTCTCGGACCACCACGGGCTGGAGCTTGGCCTGTCGCGCTCGTCAAACAACATGCAGGAAGTCAGCCAGCTGCTGCCGCTGGATCAGGTGTTCCCGCCCGGCGCGATCCGGCATTTCAACATCACCAACGGCGGCAGCGGGTACACGTTCGCGAACACGCACGTTGCGCTGACGCCGGTTGGCTGCTCCCGCAACCCGTCCAGCAACGTCGAGCCGGTCGTCGTCAGCGGCGCGGTGACGGGCTTGTCGGTCCTCTACGATCCCGGCGAGGGCTGCGCGTCGGTCGCGGTCAACATTACCGGCGACGGGACCGGGGCGACCGCCACCGCCTCGCTGACGGCGGGTGCGACCGACGCCTCGGTGGGGATGGTCGTCGGCGTCTCGCGCGGCTGGTATGCCGGCGGCCCGGCCTGGGTTGGCTTCGGCCAGGCCGATCTGAAGCCCAACCGGCTGCGCCTGGGCGGCGTCAACGACAGCGGGCATCCGTGGGCGACCAGCGTCATCCAGCCGACCCTGGCGCTGAGCGCGCCGCTCGAATGGGATCGGCCGAATGCCGGGGCCGAGGCAGGGTTCACCAACGACTTCAGCATCCGCGATGTCGCCGGCCTGATGACGATCACCAAGTGGGACAACTCCGCAGCTGCCGGCGTCAGCGCGCAGTTCCTGCGGTCGGTCCCGGTGACGGTCGCCGGTCTGGCGACAGCCGATCCTAGCCCGGCGCATGGGGATCGCGCCTATGTCAACGACGCGACCAGCTGCGCCTTCGCCGCGCCGGTCAGCGGCGGCGGCACGACCGAATGCCCGGTCTACTATGACGGCGCGTGGAAGGGCGGCTGATGCGCCGGCTGCTGACCGAGAAGCTGATCTTCGCGGCGCTGGTGATGGGCGGCTATGTCGTCGTGCTGATCGTTGCGCTGATCGAGGAGCCGCCGCCCGCGTCGCTCGACCTCATCAAATCCGTGCTGCTGGTGATTGGCCCCATCGTCGGCATGGTCGCGCATTCGATCCTCCAGGATCGCGGGCCGAGGGAGCCGCCATGACAACCGCCTATCTCATCTCCGACCTGAAGCGCGACGAAGGGCTGCGGTCGGAGGCTTACCCGGACCCGCTTAGCGGCGGCGATCCCTGGACGATTGGCTACGGCCACACCGGGCCGGAAGTCCATGCCGGGCTGATCTGGAACCAGGATCAGTGCGAGGACGCGCTGGCCGAGGATATCGTCACCCATGAGGAAGGGCTCGATACCGAGATTCCCTGGTGGCGCGGCCTCGATGATCTGCGCCAGGACGTGCTTTCCAACATGGCGTTCAACCTCGGCGTCGGCGGCCTGTTGAACTTCCAGAACATGCTGGCGGCGACCCAGGCCGGCGACTACACGACCGCTGCCGCCGAAATGCTCGATAGTCAGTGGGCCAATCAAGTCGGCCAGCGCGCCGTCCGGCTGTCCGACCAGATGGCGACCGGCGAACATCAGGAATAGGGAGCCGCCGCCATGATGCCGGGCAGCTACTCGCTGGCGATCTATCGGGGCGACACCTACGCTTGGCGCTTCACGCTCTGGCAGGACACCGACCGGACGCTGGCGGTCGATCTGACCGGGATCGCGGTCAAGGCCGAGATCAGGGACCGCCCGGCCGGCACGCTGATCCAGGCGCTGACGCTGGCTGTGACCCTGCCCAACATCATCGACGCCAGCCTGACCGGCGCGCAGACCCGGCAGCTGCCGTCTACCGGCGGCCGTTGGGATTTGCAGCTGACCGATCCGACCGGCTGGGTGTCCACGATCCTGGCCGGGTCGGTCGTCGTGACCGGCGACATCACCGACAGCGGCGGCGAGCCGGCGGCTGCTGCCGCGCTTGCGGAGGGCTGATCCGATGACTGAGCAGGTTGTCGCGGTCGAGGTCGATCCGACCGACGTTGAGCTTGTCGTCGTCACCGACCCGGACATCGCCCAGCATGTCGTCGCGGTCGATGTCGAGGTCACGCAGGGATCGCCGGGCGCGCAGGGTCCGCAAGGGCCGGTTGGGCCGCAGGGCGTGCAAGGCATTCAGGGGCCGGTCGGCCCGGTCAGCAGCGTCGGCCTGGCGCTGCCTGCCGAGTTCACCGTCGCCGGCTCGCCCGTCACCGGGGCCGGGACGCTCGCCGGCTCCTGGGCGTCGCAGACCGCCGCCAAGGTGCTGGCCTCGCCCAGCGGCGCAACCGGCCCGCCGGGCTTCCGGGCGCTGATCGCCAGCGATATCCCGGCGCTGTCCTACCTGCCGCTGACCGGCGGCCCGCTGACCGGCCCGCTGTCGGTTCCCAGCGTCACCGTCGGCCCGACCTTCACGCCCCCAGCTGGGGCGATGGCCGCCGTCTATAACAACGCTGCGGCGGCTAACCTTTACCTCATCGGCGACGGACAGCCGGTCAACTTCCTCGACACAAGATATACGTCGGACACCTCGCCGCCGGTCTTCTCGTTCGTCAAATATCGCGGCAGCTACGCCGCGCCCGCAGCGGTGGTTACTGGCGACAATACCGGTTTCATGAACTTTGACGGCTGGGATGGATCAGCCGTCCAGGTGCTTAGCCGCATCCTCGGCGCTGCCCAGACCTTCAACGCTGCCGGCGATATCTCGGGCAGCTTGGCTTTCCAGACGCGGACGACCGGGCCGGGCGGCGTGCTGACGACCGCGCTGAGCATCGATCAGGCGCAGATCGTCACGCTCGCGCAGCTGCCGGTCTGGCCGAGCGTCGTCTCGAACCGCTTCTGGGCGGGGCCGGTCGGCGGACCTGGGCCGCCCGCCATGCGCAAGCTGGACGCCAGCGATCTCCCGCTCCCGTCGCCGACGACGCTGGGCGGCATTCAGTCGGTCGCCGCCGTCGCCAGCAATTGGGTCAGGTCGATCAGCAACGCGGGCGCGCCTGTGCTCTCGCGTCCCGCCGCCGCCGACCTGTCGGACTACGCCACCGGCCAGCCCTGGACGCCGACGCTTACCTGCGCGACGCCCGGCGATCTGTCGGTCGCCTACACCACCCAAACCGGCCGCTGGGTGAAGATCGGCACGACCTACTTCTGGTTCCTGTCGCTCAGCTGCACGCCGACCTACACCACGGCGGCCGGGACGCTGCTGATTAGCGGCTTCCCCGCGACCCCATCTTTCGGCGGCCAGCAGGGCCTGCTGTCGCAGCTGGCCTCGCCGCCCGCATGGCCGTCTGGCGTCCTGCAAGCGGTCCTGCTCTGGACCGGCAATCAGCTGGAGATCGGCGGTCTGAAGCCGGGATCGAACACCATCGTCTGGCCGATCACGACGTTCACCTCCGGGCAAAATCTCATCATCGCCGGCCAAGGCATCCTGTTTGCCTGATTAAGACGCCCGCTGGTGGCCGGTCAGGGCCGGCGCGGCCGGATGGGCCGGCAGACCGCCCAAGGCCGCCTGTGACGATCCTGGGGGCGCTGGCGGGCATTATCGCGCCTGTCGCGGGTCAGCCGAAGCGGCCCCACAGGCTCTCGGTCCCTCCGGGGCCGAGGGGCGGATCGAACCGCCTAGCGATGGCGCGCCGCGATCTGTTCATCGACCTGTCGGATCAGCAGATCGCGCGCCGACATGCCGCAGACCGCCTCTAGCTTCAGTGCGACCGGAACGGACAGGCCGCCGCCGTTGAGCAGGTTGTCCAGCGCCGGGCGGGTTATCCCCAGCTGGCGCGCAACGTCGTTCGGCGTCGCGCCGCGCCCCAGCAGATTGCGGCGCAGGTAGGCGGTCAGGCTCTCGTTGGTCATTCGCCGCGCCGCTCGCGATAGCGCAGCGTCACCAGCAGCGCCCGCTCGCGGTCGAACGAGCGCATCAGCAGCCGATGCAGGCTGGCGGACAGCACCAGCCAGACCAGCCCATTACCAACGAGCGAGGCGACCAGGACGACGCCGACCGGATGACTGATCGCCCAGACGATGATCGCCGCGCCGACGATGGCCCAAGCGACGACGATGGCGACCAGCATCCGGCTGACCCATCGCAGCTGACGCCAGACGCGGCTCGCGGTGGGATCGTCGGTCATCATGCGGCGTCGTCTCCTAAAGCCGCCAGGTCGGCGTCGATCCTGGCCGCGAGGTCGCGCAGAATGAACGGCAGCGCGCGGGTCATCGGCTGGTCGGCCTGCACGCTGAACCCGCTGCCTTCGCTGCCATCGAAGACGATGACCACGACGCCGCGCGCCCGCGCTGCGTTCCTGGCCTGCGTCGCAATGTGGTCGTATTTCCCCGGACCCAGCGCCATCAGGCTTCGCCCGGCCAAAGGACGATGAACGGCGCGCCGGGATGGGCCAGCCGGTAAAGCTCAGCCATCGTCGCGGCGGACTGCGGGAAGCCGGCCCCGTAGAGGAAGCCGACGCTGAAGGACGCCAGCGGCTGCGCGAAGGACGCGCCCTCGCCAGCGGCCTGCGCCCGGCGCAGCGCGACGACCTGTTCCCGGTATATCTCGGCGTGTTCGTCCGCCCTGGTCATGGCTTCCTCTCGAAAATCTGGGTGAATGTCAGGGCCGGGTTGACCCGCAGCTGATCGACCATCTGGGCTAAACTGGCGTCCGGCGCGTCGATGGCGACCTCGAAGTGACAGCCGGGATGGGCGGCGTCGAAGTCGCGCAGATGCTGCAACCACGCCTGCCGCAGATCGGCCGGGACATGCGCGACGGTGAAGACCTTGACCGTCATCTGCGTCGGCTCCGTCGCTCCAGGCCAGACAGCAGCCAGCCCGCCGCCGCGCCGATCAGGAACGGCTGGATGAAGTCCAGCCAATGCCGCAGGAGCGTCATGCGATCCGCAGCCCATCGGCCGCCAGCAGCGCCGCAATCTCGCGTCGATGCTCCAGCGTCGTCAGCTGATAGTTTTGATCCGGGAAGGCGCTGACCTCGCCCTCGCCCTCGCCGGCCAGCAGCATGTAGCTGGTGTGGCCGCCGGCATCGTCGGTCGGCGCGCCGACAACCTCGATCCAGGAGAACCCGGCGACCGACCGGCGGCTCATCTTCAGCTGCAATGTCATAGGTCGCGCCTCGCCAGCTGCGCCTGACCCAGCAGCCAAGCGAAAATGACGCCGATGGCCTCGGGATCGTCCGAGACGATCTCGATTCGCTTCATGCGGTCCACCGCCAGGACGACGCGCGCCAACTCGACCGGGCGCGGACGATCCTCGAAAGGCACCCAATCCATCAGCCACCGCCTCCTGCCTTGCGCGGACGCTGCCGCGCGCCGGGCGACTCGCCGGGCGCGTCCAGAACGTCGCGCTGCGGGTAGCCAAACGGGAAGCGCCAGCTGGGATCGGGATGGACCCAGAGGTGATATTTGTTCGACGTATCAACGAGGCGGCTCTCGGCAGGGTAAAGCTCCACCGCCTCGCGCTCCGGGCCGACCAGCTGGTTCTTGATGTCCTGGAAGACCCGCCAATCGCGCTTGATCGGATGACCGTCGCGGCGGCGAATGTTGATGTGCAGCCAGCCGCCATCCTCGGTCAGCGCGACCTGGAAAATATCGTTCAGCCAGTAGGTGGTCCGGGCGTTCTCCTCCTCCAGCGCCGCGATGATCTGGTCGCGGGTCGAGGTCGGGCTGGCCTCCAGGCAATCCCGGATCAGCGCCTCGCTGATCGGATGGACGCTGAGCGATTGGGTCAGCGGCTTCATGTGGCGTCGCCCTCCCAGGCGAGCGCCGCCTTGATCGCATCGGCTAAGGTCGGGCCGGTCGCGATCAGATACCACTGGAGGACGACCATGCCGCGCGCCGGCCAGCCGGTGCTGACCGGCTTGGCCGTTATCGTCCAGCGCCCATCACGATAGGTGATCTGGAGCGCGCTGCATTTGACGCGCTGCAAGATGCGCTCAGCTGTCCGATTGGGGAGCGGGTCGGGCTTGGCGACGGCGGCCCTAGCGGGCATCCCGGCGGCCCTTCTCGCGCTGGTAGTCAGCGACCGCCTGCCGCGTCACGCGCATCATGTCTTGCAGCCGACCGGCATCGAAGTCGGCCTCGTTCAGCCGCTGGATGGCGCTGGCGCGGATCGCCGCGTCCGGCCGGTCGTCCAGCTGCCAGACGCCGCAGCGGTTGCCGTTGCAGTCCCAGGCGTGGCCCTTCAGCTGGCCTTCCCGGTCCAGCTTGCGGGCGATGTCCTCCAGTATGCGGCCAAGCTCTACGGTCGCCAGCGCGGGCGATCCGCCGAAGGCGTCGTTGTCGCATTCGATGTCCAAATAGAAGCGCATCAGGTTATCTCCGTCAGAGGTTAAGGTCGCGCAGAGTCCGGGCGGCGACTTCGATCCATCGCTGCTGCGATAGGCGGTCGAGCCGGTCGAGGTGGATGCCCATGTTGCGGGTTATCGCGCGGGCGAGGTCGTAGGGCGTCGGGCTGGGGCGGTTGGGCTCAATCCGCCCGGTGCGGAGGTCCAGCTTCATCAGTTCGCCTTCGTCCCTGGCAGGAAGCCAAACTCAGCCATGACGGCGCGCAGCCGGCGTCCGCCGCCGACCAGCGCCAGCCCATGCGAGTCGTCGTCCGCGACCAGGGCGCGCTGCTGTTCGGCGTCCAGCTGGTCGCCCAGCATCAGCCGGCTGGCCAGCCGGACGATGGCGTTCATCCGGGCCAGCCAGAGGTCTTCGGCTAGGCCCGGCGCTTCGTCCTGGCCGGTCCTGCGCTCGCGCTTGACGCGCGCCGCCGCCGGGTTGCGTCCGCCGAAGATCGCGGAGCAGGCGGCATCCACGACCATGTTGGAATCGCAGAAGCTGTCCGGGTCATCGCGGCCGGCGACGCAATCGGCCCATTGGGCTGGCGTCAGCTGACCTTGGAACATGGCGATGCAGCGATGCGCGGCGCGCACGCGGCGCTCTAGTTCGGAGGGGTGGGGTTGCACTCGGTCCTCAAGGGATGGGGGTTAGCGACCACGCGCCGTTGGGCGCGCGATATGTCTGATTGTGGGCGCAGGCGATCAGCGCCGCGCCGATGGTGTCCAGCGCCAGCGGCTGGCTATGCAGCCAATCGCTGACGACGACGACGCGCCCGCCTTCGACATCGCCAGGGATATCGAGGCAGGCGCGCATCGGGACGCCGGTCGGATCGACGCTCATGCGTCCTCTCCCGGATAGAAGCACAGGTCGAAGCCGTAGTACGGCTCAGCCAGCTTGCCGCACTGGCTGACAATCGCCATCGACGCCGGGATCGCCCAATCGTAGGGGCCGGCTTCCCAGGCGACGCACCAGCAGCGGTCATCCGAGAAGTGGCGCGGCTCGCCGGGCTTGCGGATCATCACCTCCCGGCTGGCCTCCTGTCCCTCGGCCTTGGCGGCGTCCCACAGCACTTTGTAGGTCGCCCGCGCCATCGTCCTGGCCGTCTTGGCCGGCAGCGCGTTGATCGCCTTCGCGATCTGGTCGCAGAGCGCGCCGCGTTGGGCGCGCAGCGCGCGTTCGGATTCTTCCCAGACGCCGGTCATCGGTCGATCTCCAGCAGTGGCCGACCGTAGGCGTGCAGCGCGAGGTTCCAGGCGTAGACGCCCAGCTGCTGCAAGGTCAGCCCCTCGGTCTGCGCCAGATCGCGGATCGCCTGGGCGGCGGTCGGCGTCATGCGCGTGTTGATCTGCGCCGACAGGTCTTCGCGGACGGCTGTCGGCTGCGGCTTGGCTGGCGCGCTCATGCGCGTTCCTCCTCTGTGGCCCAGAACCCAGGACGATCCTGGGCCTTCTCCCAACGCCGCACGAAGTCGGACAGCCAGAGTCGCTGCCAGGGCGTCAGGTCGGCCCGCAGCAGCATCTCGTCGGCCGACGCCGGCTCCAGGCCCTGCGTTTCGCACCATGCGGTCAGTTCGCCGGTCAGGCTGATCTGGTCGGCATGGCGGTCGATGAAGCGCAGAACCGCCAGCCAATCGTCGCTGTCGAAGGGCGGGAAGCCGTCATCTGTCCGGCTCCCCTCCTTGTCGCAGCTGACGACGGTGAACCGTTTGATGTCGCCCTCGAACTCGCGCTGCGCCGGGTCGGCGTAGTCGATGAACAGCAGCAGGCCGCGCCTGCGATCCGCGAAGGATGGGCAGGCGTCGTTCTGCCAGGACAGGTCATCGAAGCCGTGCGGGATCGAGGGCATGTCGGTCGGCGGGTAGTCGGGGAAGGACGTTCTCCAGGTCATTGGCCGGCGTCCCGATAGATGACGACCGGCGCGGCCGGCGTCGTCAGCGACCAGACCAGCGCGCCGACCCAGCCGACCAGAGTCCAGCCCAGGAACAGGTCGAGGATGAAGATCGGCAGGGCCTGCTTGTGCTGGCGCAAGACTGCGATGACGGTCGGGACGAAGTAGAGGGCCAGCAGGATAACGAGAAATGTCATGGGATTCCTTTGCAGTTGCGGCGGATGCCGCCGGCTGCTTGTGTAGCGATCCCGCTAGCGTCTTCGATAGCACCCGGCGTCGCAACGGGCCAGCAGCCTGAGCGGCACGCTGACGCAGGCAAGCGACCAGGCCGGACCCCAAACGGACGCCAATTTGCGGGTACGCTTGCTCACGCCGACCGCAAAAATCACGCTAACTCACTGTGTGTGTTGGATAATCTCAGGGTCGAACATTGTTCGCCGCGAACAAAGTTTATTGCGACATGCGAGGACAAGCTCAGACAGGTCATGACAACTTAGCCAGTAAATCCAGCCACTTACCCTCGACCCGACCGGCATGCTGTGACAAACCCAGACACCCCGCGACAATCCAATTTGCGGGTACAGTTGCGGGCGCAATTCCGCGCCGGCAGGGTTCAGAACCGATCAGGACGACATGGCCAAGCACGTTAAAGACAAGCTCAACCCCAAGACCCTCCAGCGCGATATCAACCGGCTGCGGGCGCTCAACGAAAGCCAGACCTTTGGCGATGGCGGCGGCCTCTATCTGGTCGTGACGCCAGCCGGCAACGCGCGCTTCCAGCATCGCTTCCGCTGGATGGGCCGCGCCGCCGAACGCTGGTTGCCGGGCGAGTTTCCCGACACGATTGGGCTGGCCGAAGCCCGCGCCATGCGCGACGCCGACAAGCGGCTGCTGCGGGACAACGTGAACCCGATCCAGGCGGCGAAGCTGCGGATCACCGCCGCCAACGGCGTCCCGACCTTTGCCGACTACGCCAAGGCGCATGTCGCCTTCCTGGCCCCGCCGCGCCCCAGCTGCCGCGCGGTCTGGCTGCGCCAGATGACCGGCGACGACACCGATGGGCTGACGGTCGGCAAGCTGGCCGGGATGCCCATCGACAGCATCGGGCTGGACGACGTTAAGGCGATCATCGCGCCGCTCTGGTTCAGCAACCCGGCGACCGCCAAGACGCTGGCCGGTCGCATCCGCCGGATCATCGACCATCGGATGGTCAACGCCGGCCAGGACGACCGCGCCAACCCTGCCAACTTCAAGCGGCTGGAGCGGGCCATCGGCCGCAAGTTCGAGTCGCGCGCCAAGCCGCGCGCCGCGCTGCCGTGGGAGCAAATCCCGGCGTTCCTGGCCAAGCTGGCGGATCGCCCGCAAATGTCGGCCCGCGCGCTGGAGATGGTCATCGCGACCGGATGCCGGGCGCAGGAGATCACCCACGCGCGCTGGAGCGAGGTCGATTGGAAGGCCCGGACGCTGACCATCCCGCCGACCCGGATGAAGACGCAGCACGACGAGGACGGCGAGGCGCATGTCGTCCCGCTCAGCCTGCACATGGTCATGATCCTGCGCCGGGCGGTGCCGCCGGTCGGCTATCGGCCCGACGACCTGATCTTCCCCAATGGTCGCCGCAACCCCTACGACCCGAAGGAACTGCTGGATCACGTCAAGGCGCTGGCCGGCGACAAGCCGACGACGCACGGCTTCAGGTCGGCGCTTTGCGATTGGGGAACGGACGGGACGCATCGCGCGCGGCCGGAGTTTGATCGCGATCTGATGAACGTCTGCATCGCCCATGAGATTGGCGACGAGGTGAGCCAAGTCTACCTGCGGACCCGCTGGCTGGGCCGCCGCCGGATCGTCATGCGGGAGTGGTCGCGGTTCTGCCTGACGCCGCCCAGCGCGGTCGTCCTGGCCTTCCGCAAGGCCGCCTGACAGCTGATCGATCAGCTGACCATCGGGGCCGCTGGCGCAAGTCAGCGGCCCTTCTTCTTGCCGGCCGCCTCGTCCAGCGCGGCCTGGAGGTCTTCGGCCCGGATCAGCGTGCGGCCCACCCAATGGTAGGCCCGCAGCTTCCCCTCTTTGATGCGCCGATAGAGCGTGCGCTCCGACATGCCTAGCAAGTCGGCGGACTCGGCCACCGTGTAAGTCAGTCGGTCGGCCCTCGTCGCCTGGGTCATCGTTTCAACTCCGTAACCCATCCTGACCCTCCACAGATAAACCAGCGCCTGCCGTCCTTGCCCAGCACCACACGATCAGCCGGGGCGGGCTTCAGTGCGCGATCATGCGCGGCGGCTCCCACAGGCCCGCGATCCAGGCTTCGGCGTCCTCGTTCTCGGGCTGGCCCAGCGCCTGCCAAAGAAAGTCGGCCGCCCGCTGACCCTGACGGTTCAGCACCTCCAGCGCGGCCAGGATCAGCCGCTCGTCGTCCTCGTCCATTTGCCCCTCCATCGAACAAATCGCTCTGCGCTGGCGCGCCCTGGCGCTTCATGTCGCCCGCGCCTTGCCCAGCGCGGCCCAGCCCGCTTCGGTCAACCGGACGCCGCGCCAATCCTCGCGGCCCTGCGGGATCGCCGCGTCGTTGATTTCGGCTAGGCCAAGCTCCAGCAGCCGGTCCAGCGTCCGGCCCTTGCACTCGCCCAGCTGCGCCCAATCCGCCTTGGACAGCCAATCCAGCATGAAGCGTTCGGTCGGGGTCAGGTCAGCCACCGGCCTGCTCCCTGCGCAGCTGCTGGACGCGCTTGCCGGCCGCCATGACCCCGGCGTGCGCCCCATCGCTGGCGACCAGCTGCTTGCGGGCATGGCGCGGCAGCGACGCATAGAACGCGCCGCAGTCGAAGCGCCGGCAGATGACCGGCGCGCGGTCGTGGATCGTGCAGCCCTCCGGCCCGACATAGATGCAGCTGCCGTCCGGGTTGCGCTGGATCGCCAGGACGGTCTGGCCGGTCAGCGGGTTCGTCACCTGTTCGGTCAGGTAGAGCGCCGGGACATCGCCCTTCTCGGGATGCAGCGCGATCAGTTCGTGATGGCGACAGCAGGCTGTGCAGCCGTTGCAAGGGACGTTGGCGCGGCCGGTCATGTCGTCACCGCTAGCAGGGTTTGCAGGGTCGCCACGATGGCGCTCATCGCCGCGATCTCGCGGTCGGCTTCGTCCCGGCTCATGCGCCCGCCCTCGACCCGGCGCGGATAGACCCGCTGGCGCAGGGCTAGCTCGCGTCTGGCGGCCTTCAGTTGGTCGGCAATGGTGACGGTCATGTCAGTCGCCCGGTCTTCTCGCGCGCCCGCCTGGTCGGCTTCCTCGGCGCTTTCTCGCGGGCCTTGCGCGTCTTGGCGGACGGCTCGCGGCGCGGCTTCGGGGTCGTGTCCTCGACCGCCATCAGCATCCCGCGCCCGGCGTCCGCCAGCCGGTAGCGTTCGCGGAAATGGCTGAAGCCATGCTCGCGGACATGCGCCACCGTCTCGTTGGGGAAGTTGCGGCCAGACCGCGACGCGCAGACCCAGGCGAGTCCGCTGTCGTCCTGCTGGATCATGCCGCCGGTCAGCAGATGCGCGATCAGATGCCGATGGCCCATCATGGCGGCGCGTCGTCGAAGGTGATGTTGTAGGCGGTCAGCGGTCGGTTGGGCCGCATGTCCGACCGCAGCGGCCGGACCTTGGACTGCTGCTTCCAGGTCGCGAACGCCTCGTCCAGATCGCGGAAGCGCATCGCCTTGGCGATGTCGCTGGTGAAGCTGATCGCGCCGAAGCCGTCGTTGCCGTCCGGGTCGAACGACTCCAGCCATTCGCCCTCGACCGCGCGGCCTATCGCGTCGCCCCAATTGCGGATCAGGATCATGGGTCGCTGTCCGGGCGGGTCAGCGCGGCCAGCTGCTTGGCCTGGGCCAGCAGCGCCAGGATATCGCTTTTCAGCGCCTCCTGGGCGTCGGCATAGCTGCCCTCGGGACCGTAGGCCGCCATCAGCGGGCCGATATAGTCGCCGGGCTCTGTGGCGAAGGTCGCTAGGCGACGGGCGGCCTCAGACATCGCGGCCTCCTGCCAGGATCGCGCGCGGATCGGGCGGCGGGTCGCGCATGAAGTCGTGCGCCCAATCCTGGGTGTATCCGCAGGCCGGGCAGAGCCAGCCGTTGGGGTTGGCGACCAGCACCCCGCCGTCAGATTGGCCCAGCAGGGCCGCAGACTGCGCGTGGGCGGCGTCGTGGCGGTAAAAGGGGTGGACGCTGCCGGCCGCCTGCCAGCGGTTAAGCGCGGCCACCGTGGCGGCATCCCAAGGGGCGGTGATCTTCATCGCAGCACCAGCGCCAAGGCCGCCCAGAGGGCCAGCCATGCCAGGATCGCCCAGACCGCGACGCCGACGCGGCTAATCAGCCTGCCGATCATCACAGCCTCCCGGCCAGGACGGCGCGCTCGATTTCGGTCAAATCCCAGGCGGCCAGCACGATCCAGAGGTCTGCCAGGCCGACGCGCCGGATCAGCATCGGGTCTTTCGGCGGGACCGGCCGCCATTCGGCTTCGTAGAGGATGTGGTAGTTCTGCAAGCCGCGCTTGGGCCGCAGATGGATCGGCACCAGCGGCGTCATCGACGCATAGTGCCGGCCCCACTTGCGCGGGCGAGGCGTGAAGCTGCCGGCGGGCAGATCGATATAGGTCCGATGGTGGGCGTCGCGCGCCCAGGCGTGGGTCGAGAATCGCGCGCCGCCGTTCTCGCGCATGTAGAGGTGGCATTCAGGCGCGTCGGCGCGGACGATGGCCAGCTGCGGCAACTCATCCTCGCCCAGCCCGGCGGCGGCGATGCTGGCCAGCGCGCGGATGACCATGCGGTTCTTCGCGATGGCGTCATAGACGCGCAAAATCTCGAGATCGACCGGCGTCGAGTAGTGCCGGTGTTCCTGATATTTGCGCCGCAGCTGGGCGGCCTCCTCGCGGTCAACGGTGATCGTCTCGGCGTGCATGTCCTTGATCCTGGCCCGGTTGATTGAGGCGAGAAGGCCACGGCGCTCGCCGGGCGGCGCTTGGCCGTGGCCCTGCCGTTGCCGCCGGGTCGATCCACAGGAACGGCGGCTTCTTGGCCCGACCGGGCTCGTTTTGGGGGCCAGCCCTGGCCGGCTCGTCCGCAAGGCGCGGGCCGCACCCTACGAACCTCGAAACGTCACATGATGATCGGCTGCGAAGCGATGGATGGCGTCCAGCAGCCGGGCGAACTCGCTGACCGTCAGCGCGCTGGAGGAGGTGTTCAGGTTGACCCAGCCGCGCCCGTCCAGCGCCGGCACGATCCGCGATCCGCGATCCATGTCGGCCAGGAACAAGAGCTTCCAATCGTCGGGCGGCAGCTGCTGGCCATGCCAATCCAGCTGCTCCGCGATGTCGGTCAGCGCGGCCCACATCGCGGCGTTCTGCGCGGCGGTGCGCTTCTGCGGCGTCGCGAACGTCACCAGCGTCCCGTCCTCGCTGCTCCAGGCCCAGGCGGCGGCCTTGTGTCTGGCTGTCGGGTTGGTCAGCCGGATCGCGGCCTGCGGCATGGTCGGCGGCCCTCATTGCAGCGTGCCTTGCGCGGCCTGCCGGCGGACTAGCTCGCGCAGCGACAGGTCAACGGCGGCGAAGTCCTCGCGGACGCCATTGCGCGCTTCGCCAAGGTCAACGTCGCCATCCGCGACCAGCTGGGCGATCACGCTGGCGTAGGCGGTCAGCAGAATCCGCACCAGCGTCGCCGCCGCCGTCTCGGGCGTCAGCCGTTCGGCCAGTTCGGTCGCGACCTCGCGGATGACGCTGGACGCGATGACCACCGGCTGATCGGCGGGATCGAGCGCCGGATAAACCTTCATGCGGCTAGCTCCTGGCGACCATAGCGTTCCGTCAGCTGGTCGATCCGCCCGGCAATCTCGGCCAGGAAGCGCGTCACCTGGGTTTCCAGTTCGATGATCTGGCTGGTGTCGCGGAAGACCCGTTCCACATGCAGCTGCATCGACTCCGGCAGGCGCGGATCGAACGAAACGTAGTCGCACCAGCTGCGGCCGGTGCAAGCCATCTGCCATTGCATCTGGAGAACGTGCGCGCCGTCGATCTGGCCGGGCTCGCTCAGCAGCCGGTCCAGGTGCGTCGCGATGTTCGGGCATTTGATTTCGACCAGCCCGTCGCTGTCCACATACCCGTCCGGGCTCGCGCCGCTCCAGGCGACCTCGGGGTGGTCGAGGAAGCCGGCGGCCTGGACGATCTGGCCGCAGCGGTCGGCGTAGACCAGCCGCGCCTCGTCCTCATGGTCGATCCCCCATTGCATCGGCGCGCTGACATAGTTGGCGCAGGGTCGCCCGGTCATCCGCTCCGCGATGATGTCGGCCGCATAGTTGACCCGCAGCGCCGACCAGCCGGTTTTCGTCCTGGCGACGACATCGCTGATCCGGCTGGCGGTCGCCTTGCCCAGCCGCTGCGCATACCATTCCGGCGTCCGCTGCTGGATCATTCGTCACCTGCAATCAGGCGGCCCGTTTCGAGGCGGTGCGCGATTTCGAGCCAGAGTTCGGCGACCGCACTGAGCGAGCGACCGGTGCGCTCGGCTTCGGCTTTCAGTGCAGCCCGCATTTCGCCGGTTATCCGGGCGTTGAGGACGCTTCGCTTGCCGCCTTTTTTCATTGAGCCGGCACCTGTTCGTCGCCGCCAGGAGGGGCGGTCAGTTCGCCCTTCCGCCGCTCGTAAAGGTCATCGATCCGCTTGGCGGTCTTCGGGTCTTCGGCCTTGAGTTCGGCCCGCAGGCCGGCGGCCAGTTCCCAGGCCCGCGCCAGATCGGTCCACAGCTTGATGTCGCGCAGCGTCGTCTCCAGGCGTCGGACCCGCTCGCCGCGATCCGGCCGCTGCGGCTCAGCCTGTTGCAGCGGCGGACGCTGGACGCCGACCGCCCCCTCCGCATCGTCATCCTCGCCGGCCGGCGCAACGGTCAGGATCGCTTGCAGCGCCTGCCGGCGCGCGTAGGTCAGCGCGGACCCGATCCCTTGGGCGTCGTTGCGGCTGACCGGGACAAGGTGCGTCGCCCGCAGCCACTGGCCGCTGCTGTGCATCAGGATCGTCGTCACCTGGACCGCGCCGGCCGCCGATGTGACCGGCTGGAGGACGCTGATCCCATGCTCGTTCAGGGCGGGCAGGACCGCTTCCGCGATCTCGGTCAGCGAGGCGTAACGGTTGTTGAAGTGCGGATTCGTCGCGTCCTTCTGGACCCGCGCGATAGCGGCCTGCGCAGCTGGCAGGGCCTTGGCCAGTTCCCCGATGTCCGGGCTGGTTTCGATGTCCACGGTTCTGCCTTCGGGTTGCATCATTCGACCGCCGTTTTCGTCCGCTCACGGCGTGTCAGGTTGCGCCAACTTCTGACAGGTTGCGCCAAACTCAGACATGCTGTGACAGTATTCACCCCGCGACCACCGCCTCAAAACAACCATAAGGTGACGCCGCGCAAGACGGCGCAAGCAGATCGACACCTAGTCCTTGATCGGCCCGGCCCCGGTGCTGCGCAAGTCCTAGCAACAGGCCCGCTTGATCCGTCAGTCAACGAACATTCGCGCCCGCGATTACCCGTTGTCAACGCGGATTTTCGCGCTTACCCGTTAGGTTATGGGTGCGACAACTGAAGGGATGAGGCGGGTCGCCAGCGTCGCTCAGCGCGTCGGCCTGGCCGCTTTTGCCGACGCCTCGGGCGTCCCGGAATCGACCCTGCGGAGCTACCGAGATAGGGGGTGGACGGCTGAATCGCTGATGATCTGCGAGCGGCTGATCGCGACCGCTGACCGGCTGGATCGGGCCGGTCAGGCGCGCGGCGCGTGACGCCGTGCTTGTCCTCGGCATCGACCCTGGAAGCTCTGGCGCTCTCGCGATTTTGAACACGGCCGGCGAATTGATCGGCATCGAAGACATGCCGTCGCTGCCCGAGGCCAATGGCCGCAGGGCCACCAACGCGGCGCTCCTGGCCGGGATCATCGCGCGGTCGGGGGCCGAGCGGATTTTCTGCGAGTACGTCGGGGCGCGGCCCACGGACGGGTCGGTGCAGGCGTTCGCCTTTGGCCGGGCGCGCGGCATCATCGAGGGGATCGCCGGGGCCTTCGATCTGGAGATCGTCTGGCTGACGCCGCCGGTCTGGAAGCGGTTCGCGGGCGTCCCGCCGGGCAAGGAACACAAGCAGGTTGCGCGCACCAAGGCGGTCGCGCGCTGGCCTGGGCAGGCTGAGCTATTCGCCCGCAAGTGCGATGTTGACCGCGCCGAGGCGGCGCTGATCGGACTCTGCGGCGTCAGCCGGCCAGCGACCGCGAGGGCAGCATGAACGAGCTAGTCCTGATCCCGAGCGCAGACGACATCACCCTGGCGGAGCATGCGGCGGTGATCCGCGTCCTCGGCAAGCGGGTGGTCGGCGACATCATCGAGATCGGCCGCCGGCTTCACGCCTGCAAGGAACAGGTCGGCCACGGCGGCTGGCTCCCTTGGCTCGACCGCGAGTTCGGGTGGAGCGCGGACACCGCAGAGCGGTTCATGCAAGTCCACGCGCTGGCGGACAAAATCCGCACTGTGCGGAATTTGGAAATCCCGGTGACGGGCCTCTACCTGCTGGCCACGCCCTCGACCCCGGCCGAGGTGCAGCAAGCGGTCATCGAGCGCGCCGAGGCCGGCGACGCGCCGACCGCCGCCGAAATCAAGCAGATGATCGCGGACGCCAAGGCGCAGACTGAGAGCGACGCGGACGCGCGCTTGCAGCGCGAGCGGACGCACTATGAGGGCAAGCTGGGCGAGGTCAGGCGCGAAGCCGACCGGCGCGAGGCGGCGGTGCGCGAGGAGTACGACGGCAAGCTGATCCTCGACCCTGCCGACATCGAGCAGGCGCTGGCCGAGCGCACGGCCCCGCTAAAGGCCAGGATCGAACGCTACGAGAAGCGGCTGGCGGAACTGACGGAGCGCGAGGAGCGGCGCAAGGCCGCCAAGCCGGCGATGCCTGCGCAGCCGCCCATAGACAGCACCGCGCACACAGCTTCGACGATGATCGCCGGGAGTCTGGAACGGCTGACGCCGCATCTGGCGGTGACGCCCGCCACCGTCATCGCTGTCGAACAGCGACTGCTGAGCGCCACCGGACAGACGCTTCAGCAGCGGATCGGCCGGATGGTCAGGGACGCCGAGACGGTGCGTGCTTGGCTGGATGAGTTCTGCCGCGAGGCGCAGCTATTGCTGGAGGCTTAGCATGGTCGGACCTGAAGAATATTCCCGCAAGGACATCATCGCCAATACCAAAGACCTCTCCAGGCTGCTGCGTGTAGCCAAAAAACAGGCGCTAAAGAAGGGTAATCGCGACTCGATAGACGTCACGCAGTCGATGTTTGAGCATGTTAGGAAGGTACGAAGCCCGATCAACGACTTCACGGTGCTTTGGATGCTGTGCCTGAAGTATGCCGGCAACTCCAGGGAAGCAGCGCCCGACGACGATTTTGACGAGCTATATCAGGGTTTGTTGTTCGACCGTGGCGACTACCCGATCCAGCGTCTTGGCGACCCTGAAGTGGTGATCGACGGTAAGGTGGTCGCGCTGTTCCACCGCAATACCGGCAAATGGGTCGAAGTTAAGCCGGACGGCAAGGAAGTCCCTGCCAAGCCCGAGCGCATCGCCGCCTACAAGACGCTGGCCAGGACGCCGCATCTCGCCACCGATATCGTTCCGGTCAGGGAGTTCACCGTCGAGGACGGCGACCAGCGCACCCAGCAGATGATCGACAACCTCGGCCGCGCCGATGCGGCGCTGGCCCGCTGGCGGCGTGGCTGGGCGCTGATCCGACCGCTTCTGGAGGAACACGACGGCTGGATGCTTGGCCGGGCGGTGGACGACTTGCGCGACCGGGACGAGTGGCCCGCCGATCTAGATGATTGACGCCGCCGCTTTGGCGACGGGAGGCGTTTCATGCCCGACTTCCGCGACAGCGGCCCGCGCCTTGTCATCGAGGACGTTTGCGCGGCGCTGCACGGCACGCTGAGCCATGACAATCAGGGCCGGCGCGTGATCCGCTGTCCTGGGCCTGGACACTCCCGCCATGACCTGTCGCTGTCGGTCTGGGTGGACGACGACGAGCCGGACGGCTTCGGCGTGCTGTCGTTCAGCGACGCCGACCAGGACATCGCCCAGCTGCGCGATTGGGTCCGGCAACAATGCGGGCTGCCAGCCTGGAAACCCAACGGCGGCCACGCCAACGGCCACGCCAAGGCGCAGGCCAGCGAGATCACCGCGAAGTACGTCTACGAGGACGAGGGCGGCCAGCCGGTCCTGCGCGTCAATCGCACCAAGGCGAAGAAGTTCTTGCAGGAGCGACCGGACGGTCGCGGCGGCTGGGAATGGGGCGGGATCGATGCGCTGGCCAAGGTGCCGTTCAAGTTGCCCGATCTGGTCGAGGCCATCGGGCTGGGCCGGACGGTCTTCATCTGCGAGGGCGAGAAGGGATCGCTGTCGCTGATCGAACGCGGCTATGCGGCGACCTGTAGTCCGGGCGGCGCAGGCAAGTGGCCGGTGCATTTCGCCAAATGGTTTGCCGGCGCGTCGGTCGTCATCCTGCCGGACAACGACGAGCCCGGCCGCAGCCATGCGACGAAGGTCGAAGCCAACCTGATCGGCGTCGCGGCCGATGTCCGAGTCCGCCGCCTGCCCGGCCTACCATTAGGCGGCGATGTCTTCGATTTCCTCCAGGGCGGCGGCGATCCGGCGATCATAGCCGATCTGCCGGATGGTCCGCCGCCGCGCGGCCATACTGCGGCCGAGCTATGGAACATGAACTTCCCGCCGATCCAGTTTGCGGTGCCGCTCTACATCGCTGAAGGGCTGACGCTCCTGGCCGGCGCGCCCAAGCGCGGCAAGTCTTGGCTGGCGCTCGATGTCTGCGTCTCGGTCGCGGATGGCGGCTATACGCTGGGCGATCAGCATTGCCAGCCGGGCGATGTTCTCTACTGCGCGCTGGAGGACAGCGAGCGCCGGATGAAGTCCCGGCTGCGGACGTTCTGCTCGCGATCAGGCCGCCCGCCAGGCCGGTTGACGATCTGGTTCAACAACGACCTCCCCAGGCTGGGCATGGGCTGCGAGGAAGCCCTGCGCGAATGGATCGCCAGCTGCGCCGCGCCCCGGCTGATCGTCATCGACACGCTGAACTACATCAGGCCCGAGCGCGCCCGCGACGAGGAGCCCTACAGCTACGATTATCGGTCGGTGATCGGCTTGCAGCGGCTGGCGTCGGAGTTCGGGATCGCAATCGTCGTCATCCACCACACGCGCAAGAGCGCCGCCGACGACTACCTGGAAAGCGTCAGCGGGACGAACGGGCTGACCGGCGGATCAGACGCCGTGATGGTCCTGGAACGCCAGGGCGACGGCTCGACGGTCTTCAAGGGTCGCGGCCGGGACATCGAGGAGTTCGAGCTAGCCGCGCGCTTCGACAAGGAAGAATGCCGCTGGTCGGTCATGGGCAACGCGGCCGAGTCGCGGCTGTCCGAGACGAAGGCGAAAATCCTGAAGCATCTGCGCGACGCCGGGTGGTTCCTGACGCCGGCCGAGATCGCCAGCCAGACCGGGCTGCGCCGCAGCGTGGTCGATCAGCGGCTGTTCCACATGGTCAAGGAAGGCGAGGTCCGGCGGGTCGGGCGCGGCAAATATGGTCTGCCCGAGCATGAGATTGCGGGCGGCAAGACCGACGACGACGAGTCCGACGATGACTGAAACCCGCTACTTCGCGTTGTCGCCGGCCAATCTTACGAGCCGCCGTTTACGGGCGCTAAAAAGCGGGCCTCGTAAGATTGAGAAACCCGTTCGCGATCAACTGGTTAACCCCGCTTTCGGCCCGTTTCTTACGGAATCATACACCTATAGGGATGGGGTAAATCGTAAGAAACGGTCGGGCGGTGCCAAAACGACCACCCAGAGGTTGCTGGGAGGCCGATCATGATCTCGCCGTTGCCAGACGCGACGCTGCTGAGCGAACTGGACCTATGTGCGCGCTCACGGTCCCTGCTGCTGACCCATCCGCATCTGGTGACGGTGGGCGATCTTAGGTCGGTCAGCGACTACTCGCTGACGCGGCAACCGAACTTCGGGCGGCGGTCGTTGATCGAACTGCGCGAGGCTTGCGGCGATTCCGTCCCGTTCAACAGTCGCGGTTATCCGCTGACGCTGGCCAAGGCTATCGGCCCGGAGCGGGCGGAGGTCGTCATCGCCATGAGGGCGGCAGCTGCCGGCCTCTATCAGCTGGCCGCGTTGATCGAACAGGCTGCGCGCAAGGCGTCGGGATTGCTATGACCGGCGCGCCGCAGATCGCCGCGCTGTTCGTCCAGGCCGGCGGCGTCTACGCCGACCAGCTGGGCGTCGATGTCTGGGATGAGGATCGCGACGCGCGGACCTACGCCGGCCCGCATCCGGTCGTCGCGCATCCGCCCTGCGAACGCTGGGGCCGGTTCTGGCGCGGCGGTCCAAGCGAGCAGGCGCGGCATCATCTGGGCGACGACGATGGATGCTTCGCCCATGCGCTGTGGGCGGTGCGGACGTTCGGCGGCGTCCTGGAGCATCCGAAGGATTCGCTGGCCTGGGAATGGTTCGGGATCATGCCGCCGACGCCGCTGGGCTGGGTCAACGCCGACAGCCTGGGCGGTTGGACCTGTCAGATCGAGCAGGCCCACTATGGGCATTTCGCGCGCAAGCCCACATGGCTCTACGCCTGCAAGGCTCAGCTGCCGTCGCTGATCTGGGGTCCGGCTGAGCAGCGGATGCATCAGGCGACGCTGGAGAAGTTCGGATATCAGCGCGCCAGGCGGATGGGCATGGTGTCGGCGGTCGGCGGCAAGGACAAGGTTCGCATCCGCGAGGCGTCGCCGCCGGCCTTCCGCGATCTGCTGCTGGACATCGCGCGGTCAGCTGCAACGGCCGAGGCGGTCGCATGATGGGCGAGCCGGTCAAGCATGTCTGGCACGCCGGCCATGTGCTGCGGATCGACATGCTGGACCTCAAGACCGCGCGGCTGATCCTGGCCCGGATCGCCACCGAGAACGCCGATCTGCGCGAGCAGCTGGCCGAGGCGCGCAAGCGACCGCCCAGGCCCGAGCCCTGAGATGGCCGACACCTTCGCGATGGCGCGCTTCAAGGCGCGGCTGCTGCCGACGAGCCCGCAAGGCCCGAAGCCGCCGCGCAAGCGGACGCCCGAGGAACGTGAGGCGCTGCTGATGGGCGCGGTGTCGATGGACGAGATACATCGCGCGGCCGAAATGCTGGGCCTGTCGTTCAAGGAGGCTTACCGGGCCAGGGCGCGACTCTACCGTGAACGGTGGGGCATTTAGGCCACCCCGGTTGCACAACCTTAAGATCGACGGTTGAAAGCTAGTGCAAAAGCGCGATTATTCGCGGTGTCGCAAAACAGTGACTTGGAGAACTGCGTTGCCAGACAACATGCCCAGGCTAAGGGCGTCCCTACGACCAGCACCCCGGCGGCCGAACTTCATCCCTTCGACGCCAAACTATCTCAGCTATAACTGGATAGACAAAGACCCCGACATGGACTTGCTGATAGGTCTGATCGGGGAAAGCCAGCTTAGTCCTGAAGACATCGAGGCTGAGACAGAAAAGCTGGGTCACAAGGTCAGTCGTTACACGATCATGGGCTGGCTCTACGGGTCGGTAAGACGCCCGCAGAACTACACGATGACCATCGTCGCGCTGGCGCTGGGCTATACCAAAACATGGGCTCCGCTCTCGGGGTCCAGTTTCTTGCCGATGCGTCGGCGTAGCACCTCCGGGGGATAAGCATGGCCGATGAACTGAACCCGCTGCGCATCGCGCAGTTCTTTGCGCTGCCCGGCGCGGCGGCGCTGGTCGAAGCCTTCTCCGCGATCCCTCCTGGCCCTGTCCGCGACAGCATTGTGCATCACGCCCAGACGCTGGCCGCAGCTGGCGGCTGGATCGCTGACGCCCAGCAGGCCCGGCCGACAGCGCCGCAGCTGACCAACGGCGCAGCGCCGCTGATCGGCTGGCAGGGCGACAAGCCGCAGCCGCCGGATCGCCAAGCCTATGTCAGCGCCAGCATGGAGGGCCGGATCGTAGAGGGGGCGATGCGCGGCGAGTCGGTCAAGGCGATCAGCGAAAGCACCGGGATCGCCGCCTCGGTGATCGAAGCCTACAAAGCCAAGGCGCGCAGGGAGGCGCGCCTCGTCTTCCCGACCGACAAGCGCAAAGCCAAGCCGTCCGGCGGCAAAGGCAAGAAGCGCGCCCGGATGCCGCTGCCAGCGCCGCCCTGGTGGTGGGAGAACCCGAACAACCCGCTTTGGGAAACGCCCTATCTGCTGCCGGGCCATTCAGCCAACCCGGCAGGCACGCTGGCGGCGCTTGGGCCAAACGACCGCTTAAGCTTCGCGGTCATGACCGCCGCCGCCAACAAGCGCGGCATCACCCTTAACCGCTACATCGCGCGCCGCATCGAGATCGTGGATCGCGTCGTCCGGCGCGGGCAAAGCGTCAACGCGGCGGCCAAGGCGGTTGGTGAAGCCGGCCACTACGCCAGCGCGATGCTCAACCATGTCGGCCAGGGCGTCATGGATCGGCTCCAGCGGTCGATGCGGCAAGAGTTGTTGGGGGATCACGTCCTAGCAGGAGGCGGCGATGCCCAGACAGCAGCTGACGCGGATGGAGCGAGTCTTGCTCGAATGGCTCGTTCTGCCGGGTTGCGAGAATGAGCCGCTAGGCGATGTCGGCGGCGAGGCGTTCGACGGGTTGATCGCGCTGGGTCTGATCCAGGCTCAGCGCCTCGCCTGCGACCGGACCATCGTGCAGCTGACCGCCGCCGGATGGGCGGAGATTCGTCATGGCTGATCTGGCTGGCGCGATCCGCGATATCCCGCTGCCGCCTGGGATCGCCAAGCTGCGGCGGCAGCGCGGCTTCCCGGTTCCCTGGTTCGTCAGCTGGCTGGACGGCGAAGCTGACTTCCGCGTCGCTGACGGTCGCAAGTTCGCGCTGGCCCACAAGAAGCGGCTCTGCTGGATTTGCGGCCAGCCGCTGGGCCGCATCAACGCCTCGGTGATCGGGCCGATGTGCGCGGTCAACCGGATCAGCAGCGAGCCGCCGTCGCACCTGGACTGCGCCCGCTACGCGGCCAGAGCCTGCCCGTTCCTGTCGCATCCGCGCGCCCAGCGGAACGCCAAGGAGTTGCCCGAGCAGCGCCGCGATCCTGCCGGCATCCCGATAGACGCCAATCCCGGCGTGACGCTGATCTGGATCAGCCTGCGGCCCAGCAAGCCCTTCGATCCTGGCGACGGCGGCGTGCTGTTCCAGCTTGGCAAGCGGCATGGCGTCGAATGGTGGTGCGAATCGCGGCCGGCGACGCGCGCCGAGGTCGAGGGCGCGTTCGTGCGCGGCCTGCCGGCGCTGGCCAAGGTCGCGGCGCTTGAGGGCGAGGCGGCGTTGCAGGACTTCACCCGCGAGGTCGCCGCCGCAATGCTGCTGATGCCGGCTGAAAGCGAACCGCCGCCGTGCTAGCGTCCCGGCTGCGATGGGGAAGCGTTCGCACAAGCCTGCCGATCCGGCCGAGATTATGGAACGGCGCGCGGCGCGTGCCGCCAACGAGGCCGAGATCGTCCGGCTGCGCGGTCAGGGCGCGGTCGTCCGCCTGGATCGGGCGCGGCGCATCGTCTCGGCCTATCGCGCCAACCCGTTCCACAAGCTGCGGGACAGCGACACCATCAACGCGACCCAGGCGCTGGCAGCTGAAAAGCTGGTCGATGATTGGGCGATCTGGCGCGGGCTGGATGGTCGGCCAGAACGGCTTGAGGTGCGGCTAGGATCGTCCGAGACGGGCGAGATCGTCACCGACCGCATGTTGCGCGCCGGCAGGCGCGTCGGCCGCGTGCTGGGCGCTGTGGGGCCTGTAGATCGCGAATTGCTCGTCGGCCTGGTCGCGCCGCTGATCGAGTCGGATCGCCCGCCGCCCTGGCGCGATGTCGTCGGGCGCACAACCGGCGTCACCCAGAGCGTGCGTCAGTCGCAGATGGTCGTCGCGGCGTTAGCGAATCTTGCGCGGGCCTATGGGCTGAACTGAGAACGGAACGGTATGGGAACCGACAGGGAACGGACGGAACGGCTCGATGCGATGATCGCGGACATCGAGGCGACTGTCGCGGAGGTTCAGCGGATGCGCGACCAGCTGCGCGATGGCGGTCGGATCGACCCGGCGCTGATCGATGAGGCCGAAGCCCTCCTGGCGCGGATCGCCGCGCGCTGACGATGCGGGACGGCGAGTCGCTCTCGATCTGGGTGATCTACGACCACCCCCGCGACTTCCCTGACCGTTTCGTCGCGCGCCGGCATGTCTGCACCGGACCCGATCAGGGACCGACCGACGACATCGTGACCAGCAAAAACCTCAAGCAGTTGCGCGTCGCGATGGAGCGCCGCTACCTGACGAAGCTGGACCGGCACCCATCCGACGATCCGGTGATTATCGAGACATGGCTGTGAACCGCTGCACAGGCCGATTCAGCCCATGCCGCAGGCCGAGCGCTGACCGCAGCTGCAACGCCTGCCTTCGCGTTTGGAATGGCGGCGGCAGCTGGCTCCGCTGGTATCTGCGGACCTACTTCGGATGAGCGATGCATTCGACCGGCTGGTGTCCAACCTGACCGCGCTCGCGCCCGAGCTTCGATGGCTGCGCCAGGACATGGCCAAGCGCCGCGTCGAACTGGTCTGGCTGGCGTTCCTGGGCGTCGATCTGGACTATGCGGGCGAGATGGAGGCCATCGACACAGCCGACCTTGGCGCGCTGCAAATCCTGGAGGCGCTGGCCCGCCTCGATCCTGGCACCACCGCTAGCGCCTAATCTCTTGCGCGGCTCTAGGTTTAGAGGGATACGTTTGCCACGCTCGCGAAAGTCCATGACCGATGAGCGACCAACCACCCACCATCGACACCGATCCTGATCTGCCGGTCAGCAGCGACGGTGCCTCGCCGCCGCCTCCATTGTTCAACGATGCTTGGCCGCAGATGCTGACCGTCACCGTCACCGAGGAACAGCTGCGCCGCTGCCTGTCGCTGCTGCGCGTGACACTCTGACCAGCCGGGGCGCTGGCGAATGGTACGGCTCAGCCAGATGGAAGCGTCGTCGCCGCGATCAGCTGCGGGCTGAACCGCTCTGCGCCATGTGCCAGGCACAAGGGCTCTGCGTCGCGGCCAGCGTCGCTGACCATGTGACGCCGCATCGAGGCGACCCGCAGCTGTTCTGGCATGGCCGGTTGCAGTCGCTTTGCGCGAGCCACCACAGCCGCGACAAGCAGCTGGAGGAGCATGGTCGGCCGCTGCTTGGCGTCGATGCCGATGGCTGGCCCAACCGGGCGTGACCGGGGGGGAGCCTGGAATCCCGCGCATCGTGTTCGATCTAC